TGCGCTTGCAAGCCTTGTCGTAATACTCCTTGTTGAGCTCGAAGCCGATGAAGTTGCGTTTCTCTCTGATGGCTGCAACGGCGGTGGTGCCGCTGCCCATACAGTTGTCTAATATGGTGTCGCCCTCGTTTGAGTAGGTGCGGATGAGGTACTGAATGAGAGTGACTGGCTTTTGGGTGGGGTGGAAAGAATCATGGACGTTTCGCCGGAATACAACTATATCGGTCGGGTATTTCTCATCGGTAAAAATATCGTCCGCTTTCCCAAAGTTTCCGTAGCATCGGTTAGTTTGGTCGTTTATCTGCTTACCTCTACTATGGTTGCGTTCATGTGGCAGGCATTTGCGCATTTGCGGATGATAGGTAGGCTGTTTATCATAGAAAACAGACATTATTTCAATCCGCTTCAAAGGAATCTTTTTGGCATTCAGAAAACCAGTTGTGCGGCACTTATCCCAATAGATATTGTATCTCCACATCTTTAAATTGCTCATCATGAGTTGCGCTGTGAACATACCTTGTCCGAAAAGAATGATAGCTGCATTAGGTTTTGTGATGCGTAAATATTCGTTCCACATAGGCTTGAAAGGAATGGCGTTGTCCCATCCTCCTCCTTCACTCTTTTTGTTGAGAACGCCATACGGCAAATCACACACAATGCAATCCACGCTTCCGTCCGGAATCTTTTTCATTCCTTCCAGGCAGTCTTCATTATATATCTTATTCAGTTCAATCATGCTTTGCTGTTTTGTAAAATTATCAATTAAACCATTTTACTGTTGTCTCGCCCTTATACCCTTTCTCCCATACAAACCATGCGTAAGCCGCTGCGCTGCTTCCGAAAGCCTCGAAGTCGCCATTCATAGCACATTTCAGTCGTGACGAACTTACCCAAACACGAATGGGGGGGGTAGAACGGAAGAGAGCGCGTCGAGCCTTGCCTTCGAGAAAAGTCAGCTTCAGGAACATCGCCACTTTCTTACCTTCGGGAATGATGCTCAGAGCCTTCTCCACAAACTGCTGCGCATATTTGTAGGGAGGATTGGTCACGATGTTGCCGTCCCACACTTGGTTATCAATAGCGAGGAAGTCAGCCACCTCGCCGTAGCCTCTATCCACAAGGTCGCGGCTTACCACCTCATACCCTGCTTTTTTCAGCACCTCGCTCATGTGGCCCTCGCCGCACGAAGGCTCCAATATCCTGCCCTCAAACTGCTCCAACCTGCAAAGCCATTCCGTCGCTTTGGGCTCGGTGGCGTAGTAGTCATCGGACTGACGTTCGTGGTCTGCGTGACTGCTTGCGCCAAGAGCCTTGAATATAGAGGCAGAGTTGCCGGTCCAGTCTTTGGAATGTATCATGATGCGTTTTGGTTATAGGATTCAATACAATCTTGCTCTTGAATTATCCATATCCTCCTCCAAGGTGACACCACCGAGCAGGTGGATGATGAAATTTCTTATATACTTCATTGTTCACAGAAATTGGTTAGTGGGCGCATACGGAATCGAACCGCCAGCGGATATATTTAGATTAAAATGGCTTTGTCCTTTATTATGAGTGTCCGCTGCCACTTTGCGCCCTTGAAAAGAAGCCCTATCCTCACGGACGGGGCTTCTATAGGTTTTTATTGCTCCAATAAACATGTTAGATAATATTCTGCCTCCACTGAGGCTCTAATACAGCCGCCCGCCTCTCACAGAAAGGCAACTGCCTAAAAATCTATTCAAACTATAACAAATATAATAAACACACGGGTGGCGAAGGGAAGAATCGAACTTCCTTGCTCTCGGGCTTTATATGCCATGGCGCACTCTCCAAGGCGCTGCGCCGACCTTCACCGGTTGAGGAGCCTGCGACTCCTCTTGTAAGACCCATAAACAACAGGATTTTCACCTGCAGGCATGTCCTTTCATACCTATTTATAGTTAGAAATTCAGTTTTCATTTAAGGAATACTGGCAGTAGAAGCGCCAGTGACCACAGCAGAGCGAGCGTCCAGTCGTTCCACAGGAATCGTTTCAGTTGTTTCATAATCTGTCGTTTTTAAAATAAAATCCTCCCTATCCTCACAGACGGGAAGGATTGACACATAAATAAATCAAACAAATAGTTATATGTCGAATTAGCAAAATATAATAAAAACAAAATGCGATGGAGACAGGACAGGACTTGAACCTGCGTCTTGCATCAGTCTTTGGAAGACCTGTGCATGCTCTCACCTTTTGAGCTACCCGCCTCTTTGAATATATGATGATGAAAGCGTAAGCCGTTTGCTTTCTTGCCCCTCTTGTGTTCCCTTTATGCTCCGCTTGCATCTTTAAAAGAAAGATGCAGTTCGTTTGTTGCTACTCAGAAACACGCTGAGAGAGGACTTGCGTATAATTGTGCGTCCTTTTCACGGGTCACGGCATCCACGATGCTCTCCGCTACTTTATTACACCTATACTATTTAGTTCCGATAAGTCAAAGATCGTTCGTCACGGAAGAGCCGTCGCCTCGGTTCGGCTTCCTTGTGGTTCGCCCCATGGCTGATAGGGCAAGGCATATACCGTCCATTTGAGTGGTTCCGCTCGCCGGTCTCGCTCCGGGTTGCCAGTCGTCAGCTGTCTCGGCGGATATGGAAGACTTGTCAGCGTATGTTGTCTTCCGTTATGTATCTTGAAAGCCTGGCATTGATTATCGCCTGCTTTATCTCCGCTTTGGAGTAATATAAGGGGGAATTTCTGCTGTCTCCTTTTCTGTGTGCCTTTATGACACCTGCCTTTATGAGCCGCAGCAGCGTCTTGTAGTCAGTGAAGGTAGCCCTGCACCATTTCTCCACATCCTTGAGCCGGAGCTCGTCGGATGTCGGCTCGTAAGCCTTGACTGCCGTCATGTAGCCGATCTGCACGAAGTCAGCCATCATTGCCCCTATCTGTTCTATCGTCATCGTCATCGTCAGAATTGTTTTATGTAACCCAAATCCTTCGCCCTTTTTCTGATGAGGTTCTGTATGTCGGAGTCTGACTCCCACCTCAAGGCTTTGCTTACCGTCTGCACCGAAACGCCAACGTCTTTCGCCAGAGCCACACCCTTTCCGTGGCGGAGGATTATTTTTTTTCTATGTGGTGCCATGTTTTTACATCAAAATTTGGTATCTATTGTTAATTTATATATATTTGCCAAATCAAACCATAAGTTTAATTTTGGTTTAACTTTGATTTAATGTTGGTTTATGTTCAACGCTTGCAAAAGTACATAGAATTACATAATCCACCAAATAAAAGCACATAAATTCACATATTTACGACATAGTTTAATATATTTCAACATAGTGTTACAAATCTTTAATAAAAGGAGGGTTTATTATGGCTAATTATACAGATGAAAGCATCAAGAAGAGAATTGAGGTTTTGAGACGGAAGCGCGGCGTGACCGCTTCCAGGTTTGCAAAAGAATGTGGCGTAGACCAGGGGAATTTCTCCCGTGCCTTGAACGGCAAGGGTGGCTTTTCAGAGGTTGTCCTGATGAAGATAGCCAAGGCGACAAATGTGACCTTTGACTGGCTTCTGACCGGCTGCGGACTGTGCGGAGCTGACGGAGAGAAGGCATACGAGGAACTGAATGCCGATTTCCACGGCAACGAGACACTTGACGAGACCTTGAAGAACATCATCAACTCCTCGATGGCCATTGATGACGGAAAGAAGCACGAACTCTGGGACGCTCTCAACAGGGTGCTGAACGGCAGTGCTTCGGAAGAGCGCAACTCCACCGACCTGTCAAGGGAGATCGAACTGAAAAACGAGCTTTTGAGACAGAAAGAGGAGATGATCGTGAAACAGGACAGGGAGATTGAGTTTTACCGCAGCCTGTTGAAGCAGGAAAAGGACTGATTGTTTAACCATTGTTTGACCAGCTATTACAACAATTCACGTAATAAACTGGCAGACAAAGGGTTACAAATTACGGGTATAAGATTCCGGTTCTGAAGGTCGTGGGTTTGAATCCCACCGGAGTCACCAGGGATGGGAAGGTACCCGAAAGGTGCTTTCCCATTGATTTTTAAGGAGTTATAGAAAAATACAGGGTTTATTTAAGGAGGTGCGGGAGATTGACGCATCGGTGAAAGTAACCTTAAATAACTACAAGTAAATGGAATTTGTTTGACCATTGTTTGACCAATGTTTGACCGAAGAAAGAAAGGAGACGGATATGGCAGTTACTTTGAAGGCTCTGATAAGGAAGAGCAAGATGAGGGCGGACAAGACTTGGAATGTCTTGATACGCCTGACTTATGACAGGAGGGTGAAATATATCGCCACGAACGAATTTGTGGAGAAGAAGGACATCACGGCTTCCGGCAGGATAAAGAACATGGCCGTGGTGGAGAGGTGTGAGGACTTGATAAGGGTTTACAGGAAAAGGATCGGGGAACTGAATCTCGAAGTGAACGACATGGATATAGATGATGTGGTGAGATATGTGACGATGAAGCGGAATGCCGGAGGCTTGTCGTTTACGGGATATGCGGAGAAATGGCTTGAAGAGTCGGAGGTGAAGGGGAAGAAGAACTACAGGTCTGCCGTGAACGCATTGAAACGCTTTGTGGGCAGGGAGGAGATTATGTTTGACGAGGTGACGGTGAACCTGATGCGCGGATTTGAAAAATGGCTCGGCGACAAGCCCCGTGCCGCTTCCCTGTATTGCAGCGCAATAGTGAAGATGTTCAACGACGCACGCGAATACTATAATGACGAGGACAATGATGTGGTGCTGATAAAGCATTCGCTGCGGAAATACCGTGTACCGAAGCCCGGTGTGGCAGAGAAGAGGGCTTTGCCTCTGGAAGTGGTGAGGAGAATCTTCGCCTTGCCTTATGACGGAAAAGGAACGAAAGGGAGGTGCAGTGTGCGAGACCTCGCGCTGGACTGCTACCGGCTGAGCTTCTGTCTGATGGGGATGAACTCCGCCGACCTGTGGGCCGCAGAGGACTATGAGGACGGGATGATAGTGTATCACAGGGCGAAGACGAAGGACAGGCGCAGCGACGGTGCGGAGATGCGTGTCGTGGTGCCCGATGTGGTCAGGGATGTGTTTGAGAGGTGGAGGGATGCCGATGGGGAGCGTGTGTTCAGCTTCCACCGCCGTTTCTCTACGCCGGAGAATCTGAACAAGTCGATAAACGAAGGCTTGAAGGCTGTCGGCAGGGAAGTGGGCGTGGAAGGTCTGCAGTTCTATTCCGCCCGTCATTCGATGGCCACCATCGCTCTGAACGAGGCAGGCATATCGAAATGGCTTGTGAATGACATGCTCTGCCATGTGGACCCTGCCATGAAGGTGACGGAGCTTTATATCAAGAAGGATTACAGGCCCATCAACGAGGCCAATGAACGGTTGATGATGTTTGTCTTTCCCGAATGGGGAAAATAGAAGAAAGCCCCACACGGCGTAAGGAGGTCGGTGTGGGGCTGTTTTTTGTCTTTAGATTACCTGGTGTCTGATGTCGAGTGCTATAAGCTGTGTGATGTCGTCGCAGAGCTGCATCATGTGTTCGGCGAACAGGGTTTCAATCTGGGCGACTTCGTCCGGGTCCTCGACGGCATCCGTTTCCTCGTTGAAGATGAGAGTTACCTGGCGGAGCATATCCAAAGCCTCCATTGCTTTATCGCTTATCTTAACCTTGCTTGTTATTTCCATAATGTTGAGTTTTTAAAATTGTTTTTATTTTGTTTCATTTGTTAGGGTTGATGATTTCTCTATCAGAGGCAGTATGCCGTGTTTTTTTTTTTTTTTTTTTTTGAGCGTGTCGTAGAGGAAGAGGCGTCCGCGCTGCGTCCATTCGGAGTATGTGCGTGCTCCGTCCGTTCCGTCCTTGTGCTTGTAGGTGAAGGTCTTTGACTGCACATATCCGTTGGAGATGTGCTTTGCGTAGAGCACCCACGTTGCGCCGACCTTGCGCTGTATGCCGAAGTTGCGCAGCAGGATGTTGAAAGCCTTTGCGGACTTGCCGTAGTCCTGTGCGATGATTGTCGTCTGTACGGTGTCCTTGCATTGCAGGATGGTGTCAACGTATGAGACCTTCGGCTGCATTTCGCTTACTGCTGTGTTGAGTTCTGTGATTTGTGCGTCCTTCACTTCGATTTCCTGCGCCTGCCGTTTGTTCTCCAGGGCGAGCTGCTGTTTCTGCTCGTACTCTGCTGCCCATGCTCTTGCGGCTTCGGCAGGGTTGGAAAAGTCGGGAAGGGAGATTTCGTTTTTATGTTTGTTTCTTTCAAGCTCTTCCCAACGGATCACAAGCTTTGCTCTTGCTTCATCGTTGAATTTGGTAGCAATAAAAAGACATTCGGTTTTGTTGAGAATGTAGCAAGACTCTTTTCTTGTACCACCGTTAGGCATATCAACGATTTGCGATGTAAGCGCAAACTTGCGCCCACATATATTTTCCCATGCAGGCTCCATTTTGCGGATAGCTCTCATTACGTCTTTATGGCGTTTCCCGGAAATTTCTGCGATTTGCAGTGAACTCATTGTTTCTTTGATAATCAATTCGTCCATATAAACTTGATTTTTGAACAATTAGCTATGCGGACACAAAAAGGGCGTACCGCTACCCTTTGTTCAATGCCTCAAGTGGATGGCACGCACACATCATTACAATGCGTGCAAGGGGCGATACGCCAAAAGCATATCTTTTTCCCAAAAGTTTCGAGCATAATTGAAGCCCTCCCTCAAAAGTTTTTTGTGGAAGAGCTTACGTCTCTGCCACTTGATTTGTTGAACGCTGCAAATATACGAATATATTTGTTAGCGTCCAAATTATCGGGCATTTTTTTGCGTACATTATTATAAACGGAAAATCCCCACGCTCAAGCAAGACTGCAAGGCGTGGGGATGGGGGTTATAGATATTATCTAAAAGAGCTGTCGTCAATAATGTAACCTACATGTTCACTATTGCCGACCATCGCTATTACACATTCGGCTTTCTCTCCGGAAACAGGGTCTTCCATCTCCACACTACAACGCGTGAAATAGGATGTTGGAGTGATGCCGCAGTCTTTCAATATCCTGTCGATTTCTGCGGCCTCCATCTTCAACGAGACAGAGTTGTCTGTTTTGTGACCGGCGACAGAGAGTGCCACAAGTTTCATACTGGCATTTTCTATCTCATCATATTTCTTTTTGCCGTACTTGTCTGTTATTGCCTTTTCGGCGTTGCCATCCGGTTTCCAAACACAGCCGTAAAAGTTGTCGAACTCTTTGATCTTCATGTCCACACCGTTTTTCTCGCACATTTCATCGACGGTTTTCTGCACCTGTCTTTTGATGGCATGCTCTTCTCCGCAAGAAAGCATACACAAAAGGATTAAAGACAGAACGGTTAGGACTGATAATGTTTTCTTCATAATTGTATTTTTTTTATTTATAAAACAAATTTTACAAATCGGATAAAACTCTTGGGAGGCCATTGAAAATCACGGGTGACTCCTTCCAGTCAATCGTAACCCAGTTGTTGAACTCGGAAATTGCATCTTCGCTTGCAGGGTAACAACTCTGCCAGTCGCTGAGGAAATATGCCGTACCATCCTCGTAGCAAACGAAAGATGTCTTGCAAGACTCGGATGATGCAAAGACGAGATAGGCGCCGTCTTCACTGAGCGCCTGTATGTCATCTATGTTGTACTCTACTTTTTCGCCAGAGCAATTATACTCAGCCTGCTCAATAAGCTGTTTTGCCAATTCGTTGGTAATCATATTTTTTCGCTTTACTAAATGTTAATACTCTGTTACAATTTTCTCGCATGGTCTGCCAACGGCATTCCTCGCGTCTTTCTTGATACACTCAACTTCGTCGGTTTCGTCGAGGTTGAAATGCTTCTCCTCGCACATCCGGCGAAACTCGTCAAGACTTTCTGCGAAGCCCTGGTAACGTGCGCTGCGCTGACCTTTGTATTCGAGCCACGCAACATAATGATTTACTGCTTTCATATCAGGATGTTTTAAATGTTAGACAAAGTGGGAGCCGGAAGGCTCCCTTTTAAGGCCAATGGGGTCATTTTTTTCTGTCCCGGAACTTGCCGCCTTCGATGATTTCACCGATGTAGTGCTCTCCGTCGGCAGTGAGAGGCCGTCCGTATTCGTCGCACCGCTCGCCGTCCTCGTTCTCGAAATGCGGACGGTGCAGGTCGGAGAGCACGCCCCGGATTTTGCACCACTCGATAGCGTGGAGCTGGAGACTGGAGTGTTTCTCCGCATCGGTCAGGCAGCCGATGAAGAAATCGCAGAACTCGCCGTCACAAACATTTCTGCCCCGTTCCATCATATCGTCCTGATAGCGACGGTCAAGGTAGCGCAGTTCGCTCTTCATCTCCTCGTAGGTGCGGATCTCGTAGTCCGCCGCCTTGCGGTAGAGCTCGGAAAGCTCCTCGTTCTCGTAGTGTTCTCTTACTCGTCTGATTTCCTTGTCAAGTTCCTCTTCGGACATTTTTCTGAATTGTTCAAGCATATACATATTCTTTCAAATTTAAAAGGTTGATGAATTGCGGTGCAGCCGTATGGACTGCACCTTTTGAGGCTTCGGATGCTCACTGGAAGAACTTGAGCACCTTCTTGTCAATCTCCAGTTTTTCGCACACGTAGCGTTTTGTCATTTCGATGTTAGGCACGTTGCCGTTCATGTGTCCCATCATGAGCGCAATCTGCTCAAGTGTAACGCCCTTCTGCGCCAGGTTGGTGGCAAAGGTGCGCCTGCCTGTATGCGAGGACACGAAATTGTATTTGCGCCCTGCATACTCCTTGCCCCCCTTGAACACCTTGACCCACGAGACGACACCGCAGTATCGGCATATCTTGCGCAGGGTCTTGTTGTAGAACGAGAGGTCGGGCTGCGTGGGTTCCAATGGAGTCCTGACGAGATACTGTGGCAGCAGCCTATGTACCGGCACCATCACCTCGGTCTGTGTCTTCTGTGCGATGTACCGGATGTAGGGCACTCCGTCAAGCTCCGTGATGTTGTCCGGTGACATGCGCAGGCAGTCGCACCACCTTGCACCCGTGAGGCACTCTATCATGAAGATGCGCTTTACCAGTCTGGTGTAGACGGAACGGGGGTGATACATGTTTATCTTCTCCACCTCATGCATCGTGAGGTATGTGGAGACGGAAGGCACCTTCTTCATCTTCATTATCCGCGTGAGACCGCTGAAATCAAGCGGTATGTTCTTGTCGCCGTGTGCCCGGATTATCGCCGAGAGCTCTGCGCAGATGGTCTTCACGGAGTTGGGGGCGTAGTTGTCGTCGAGCTCCATGCGGAAATCACGGAGATTGTCTTCCGTGACATCCTCCCATTGAGGCAGATGCCCGACGAGGTCGCGGAAGCGCGACACTGCCTTGACACGGTTCGGGTGTTTCCATATCCATGCCCCGTAGAAGGTGTGGCGCCATTCGTTGCCGTGGTAGTCGTCGAAATAACCCTGGCGGATGGCGTTGGAGTACTTCTCGATCTGCGGTTCGGAAAGAAGGTCTTCCCATCCTTTCTGCTTTTCCTGTTTCATAATTCCAATGTTTTAAGGGTTAGTATGTGTTGTGCAAAGATAGTAATATTATATGATAACACGACTATTTCTGCACATTTAAGGCTGCATCACAACGGCAGCGAGACAACGTAAGCCTCGGGCTGGACGTCCTTCGAGCGCTTGACGGTGAACCCGCATATCGAGCGGAGATAAGACGCGACGTTCTTGATGAACGGCTCGTCGATGATGATCATCGGAAGATTGTAATCCTTGTTCTTTCTCAGATTAAGGAAATCGTCTTGTTCACCGTTAAAAAGCCACTGATAGAAGGAGCTGCCGAGATGGTTCTCGATGCCGCTGTCGGGCATACCTTCCCTGTCTGCGAACCTGACGGAAACTATCATGAACCTGGCATTGGCTTCATGTGTCATGAAAAAGTCCTCTACCAATTCATTGAGTTCAGAGGTGTCGAAATTCCTTTTGCTGATACCTTTCGCTCTGAGGATGTTGTCTGCGAAAATTACTTTTTTTGCCATATTCTTTCTAAATTTTAAGGTTTGAAAATTGTGCCTTACGGCCTTTCGACATGTGTTTGAATAGTAAAAACCGGAACGAACCTCACGGCGGGTCCCGACTGCTGCATTATATCTAAAATTTCATTGCAAATATACGGAAAATCCTTCGAATTCCGCATATCCCGCATGATTATTTTCAAAGAAAAATACGACAGACGAACCTCACGGTGGGTCTGCCGAAGATAAAACATTAGTATAGAATTATGATATGGTCAGAATGAGTGCCCTGCCCGGAAGGGACAAAGGCATTAGCAGGCTATTCAGGAGCATAGAAGATTGTCACCACCAGGCTCCGTGCAGGTGTGACGGAGAAGAAATAGACGAGCGGTATCGCCTCCTCGTCGTCGAGATACGCCAGTGTGCCGTATGTATTGATGCCGTTGCAGGCATCGCCGGTCAGCCTCTCTACCGCCTTGCGCATCACGATGATGTGATGCAGTGAGGAACTGAGGTTCTGCAATACGAGTCCGTTTCCTGCCACATGTACGCTTGCAGGCCATTCGTTGATGAAGCCGATGGAGTCATCGTGCTTGTTTGATACGAATGCGGAATTGTCGAAGACTGCCTCCAAGAGAGCCTCTTCCACTACGTTCTTGCCGTCGATTGGAGCTGCGGTGAGCTTATGTGAATAAGCTTCGGAGATGTTGTCGATTCTTTTCATAATCCAAAAGTTTAAGATGTTAATGATGTGTGTGCGCTCAAAGGATGCGTTGCTTGTCTGTATGTCGTTGATTAAAACAGTCAAGTGGAATAATCGGACTACCAGGCGATAGACTGGCAGGACTATCATTCTATACGTACTGTTTTCCTGAATGTTCCTTCTTGCGCACTTTCAGGCTGCAATGCCTGTCCCGTCTCCGGCGCTGTGTTGCATGGGGTATAGAGTATAGATTGTAGAGGCGTGACGGATGACGCGTTGAAGGATAGGCTCTACCCTTCCACGCGTCATATCTGCACGACTCACATGAATAGCACGCCCCTGACGGAACGCCCTGCAATGGGCTTTGGTTGTATTGTAGACACACTCAAGGAAATTGTTGCCTTGCTGTAGTCAGTAGATACTATCCAGTATGTTACAAGCGGCGGGATACCAAAGATATTTGTCTCCCGCCGCAATTCATACGGGATTGTTGAAGCGTTTCCACTTGTGTGTCTTTTTCGGCAATGAAAATCCGTCTCCCCCTGTCTGATGGGACGTTTCTGTATTATACAGATAATGTCTGGATGGACACCGGACAGTAACGGGGAGTTTCCCGGTGGATGCCGGTGGATTGTATCCAGAGATGTTAAATGAGGCAGGCAGGCAGACGGTCCGCGTCCACGGATGGTGTTCCGACCTTTGGCTTGGCACATTGCTGTAATGGAGCGATTTATAGCCGGTCTGCCAGAAATCGAGGATCCTGAACTCCTTTCAGTAATGAGATTGAGATCAGGAACCTCTATCTCTGGTTAAGAACCGGATATATGAACGTGAGCCATTCGTCGGGATGGGGCGGTGTGCGCCGCATGTGGGGAGAGTTACGGACCGGCACATGAAAATAATGTGATGATATTGCCTGCCTTGGGCGAGTAAGGTACCTTGGAGAATCTCTCAAGGTACCTTGCCGTCATTGAGGCAGGAAATTAAACTCTGTCCGTCCTACTCCCCGGTCCGTGTGCCCGGAAACGGAGAGAGGTGTCAGAGGTTTGCCACCAACATGCTGTACGCTGCCCTGCTTGTGAGCATGGCGTTACGTGCGCAGCCTATTGATAGATAGCCTCTGATTTCGCTCTCCGTCTTGCTCCTGTTCGCCGTGACATTCCTGCCACGTCCGCGGTCAACGCATCCCACTGCCTGTGTCTTGACATATCCGAGTCCGCCGACCTTGCTCTTGCCCGTATGGACGGCACGGAGGCAGTCCATGACGAAGGCGTTGAGCTTGTCGATGTCCTCTTTAACGTTGATGACCGGCAGTACCTGCGTAGCCCACGAAAATTCCCCGTACCCCTTGTAGAGATAGCGGTTTACGGCGTTCACGGCACGTGTGAAGGTATTGTTGCGCTTCCTTATCGTCCTGCGCTCTATTTCCTTCTGGAAAGTCTTGATGCGCGAGGAAGACAATGAGATGCAGCTCCCCTTGATGGAATATCCGAGGAACTTGAACCAGTGGTCCGCATCGAGATATTCAACCTTCCTGGGGTTGAGTTTCATCTGCATTACCGCCAGTTCCTCCTGCATTATGCGCATCGCCTCTTCATAGTCCTCTCCGACATACAGGGTGTCGTCGGAATAGCGGACATAATATCCGTTGAGACCGGACAGACGCTCGTCTATATGACAGAGGACCACGTCGGCGAGCCATGCAGCCACGGCACATCCCTGCTTGAGGGACTGGTAGCTGCGGCACAGGTTGCCCTGTGTGTCGAAGTAGAGGTCGGAGTGGTAATAGTCGCGGACAATGGCGACGAGCGCCGATTTTCCGTATTTCTCCTCTATCCTGTCGAATGCCCTGTCTATGAATGAGAGAGGGACGGAATCGAAGTATTTGGAGAGGTCGGACTTCCATCCGACAGTCTTTCCTCCGGCATTGCAGATGCGGCGTGACACCTCCTGCACCACCTTTCCGCAGCCTATACCTTTCTGGTAGGACTTGCAGCGTGGGTGGAGCATTTCGGGCATCAGCTCGAAGAAGAGGTCGTTGGCGATGGAAAGGACTACGCGGTCGCAGGGTTCATTTACGTAAACCGTGCGGAAATCGCCGTTGTCTTTCGGTATCTCAGCCGTGTGCGGAGGCATTATCTTGTATTGTCCGTCGCGCATCCGCTGATACATTAGCGAGCGAGCCTCAGGAGTTGTGAGCTGATACAATGTAGCTTTGTTTATGTCCTTGTCTACACCCTTTGCGATGGCGTACTGCCAGCGTTCGGGCTCGAAGAACATATCAAGGATTTTGTCTTCTTTCATAATTCTGTTTGTCTTAATGGTTTATACTAAGAAGCCCGCCACTTTTGACGGTGACGGGCCGTTAGGCTTGTGTGCGGCCGCAGGCTTGGAGCCTCGCTGCAAGTTTCTGATTGTAGAAGCTCCTCTTGGGGGATCACGGAACCTGGAGATGCTCCAGGTAGAGAGATCCGCTTAAACGAGCTTCTGTAAAGAATGCCTGCCCACCGCACGCTGTCGGCTTCAGGAGAGCGTGTTATTCCCACTCTTTGATTTTCGCTTCAACGGAGATGTGGGAAACGGCGATGAGCTGCTTGAGAACACCCATCATGCGCCATCCCTCCTCTCTGTAAGCGTTCGCCTTGGCATCGACATGCTCAAGAGACCGGCTCTCGCTCATGCCGAGGAAACGTGCGCCGTGGAACATTATGAGGTTGCGCATCGTGAAATACGCTCCTGCTCCCTTGTAGGCGTTGATGAACGCTGAAGAGTGTTTCGTGATGTGGCACAGATGCCTGTGTTTCTTGTTGAACGCTGCCACGATTTTGTAAAGTTCCTCCGGATTGGTGGTGTGTGTGGCAATGGATGCCATCTCCCTGAACGGTCTGTATACTTTCGTATTAAGGTCATCCACGAAGATGTTGACGTTGTTGAGACGCACATAAGGCATTCCCTTGCACGTGTGCTTCGGTCTGCGGACACCATGCTTGTCAGTACTATACATGAGATTGTCTTCAATGTAGGCTTTCAGCTTGTCGATATAATCGTCTATCATGTCAGCCAGAGTCTTGCCGTCAAAGAAGAGCTTACGCTGCTTGAGGCAGCTTGTGTCTCCGTGGCGGAACATCTTCATCTGTGCGAGAAACTCGTTTTCGACCATGCGCCACTGGTATTCGTAGCCGAAGCCCTGCAGCACCTTGTTGAAACTGAGGTTGCGCTCTTCCATTTCGCGCAGGATGCGGAACATCTGTGCCATCACCCACCGGCGGAAGAGCTTGTAGTGGCTGATATATCCCCCGGTCTTGATCTTGTTGAACACGGGATCATCGTCAGTGACCTCTACAGGCACTCCGTCAACGACCTTGACCACCATCTGCTCTCCGAGAGAGAAATAGTTTGAAGTGTCGATGCCGGCAGCCTTGAGGGCCGCTATGCGTGCAGCCGCAGTCTTGACGGCGGTCTTCTTGCCGTTGTCTGTCGCCTTGTTTTCCAACTCAGTCATAGTGAACTCACCTGAAATCATTACGTTTCGTTTCATAATTCAAAAAAATTAATTAATAAAAAAGGTTTGTTAATTCGTGAGGACAGGGACGAACCCTGCCCGTTCCGGCTATTCTGCGCCAATCCATTGGCGGAACAATATGAGGTCTTTGTCGGCAGATGACTGCCAGAACCACGAGCCCCATTCCTCGTGCCATGTGAGGATGCCTCTGACTATTGCCATAAGGACGAATAGCTCAAGGCTGCACCGTGCGACCTCACGCTGCTCTCCGTACATCATCGCCTCGTCGGACAGCTTACTTTCCGGCAGAGCCTTGAAATACCTGCGACGGTGGGACTCAGAGCGTTCGGAGGGGACGGAGTGCTTGTATATCCTGTATCTCCTCTCTATCTCCTTCAACACGTCGCCGTCGTATTCGGGCATCTCCACCTCCTTGAGGTCAACGAGGTGGTTTGCGATGCGCAGAGTGCGCTTTTCGAGGTTTATGAAGAACTTCTCTCCGTTCTCCACCCTCCTGATGATTTCCTGTTCTGTCATATTCCTAAAGTTTTGGTTTGTATGCGGTGAGGCTTTTCAACCCCACCTTTCAAGGCTTGCGGCTATCGTTCAGGAAGAATATCCGTATAGTCGCAGATGGCTATCCGCTGTCCTGCCCGTATGAGTTTCGGCAGATAGGTGTCGAGAGCATGATAAGGGAATCCTGCCAGTTTTATCGGCTTGCCTTCGCCGTCCACCTGCTTGCTGTAGCGTGTCAGCGTTATTCCGAGGAGATTGGCGGCTGTCACTGCATCCTCCATATAAGCCTCGTAGAAATCGCCGCTACGGAAGAGCAACAGGGCATCAGGATGCTTCACTTTCAGCTCCTGGAACTGCTCCAGGAGAGGCCACACCTCAAGCGTCCGGTATTTCTCCGTCTTGTGGGTGACGCTTTTGGCACACATATAGTGTATTTCACTCTCTTTGAGATTGAGTTTCTTGAAGAGATATTCTTCGATCTGCTCGTTCTCCCACTTGTCGGGACAGCCTGTGATTGTTGTGATTTCAGCTGTCGAATAATTCATTATTGCTATATCCATGATTGTAAAAAATTTGGTTAATGATGTGGAGGCGTGTGCCTCCGTCCGGCTCAGTCTACGTGCTGATAGGTTTTGCCGTAGTCCTTCTCATAGTCGATATAGAACTGCTGGTCGTCTTCAATCTCTATAGTTTCTCCACAGAAATTGTCAGAATCAAGAACAATAGCCGAATCATAGTAGGCTGCTTTTACTTGTTCCAATGCGTCTTTCTCGTTCTCGGCATCTACACTTACTACCTTGTTTAAAGTCTCTGTGACTGATACGTAAAATCTCTTCATAATTCTTGATAATTTGGTTAATAATGGCAGAGGGATTGCTCCCTCTGTTTTTAGGCGTAGACACAGCAGGATTCCACCATCTTCTTGTATTTCTTCGGGAATCCGTTCCAGTCCCTGTAAACCTGTACGATCTGGCAAGAAGCCCATGAGCTGAGAGCTTCCTCGTAGATATAGAAGCATTTCAGCTTCCCTGTGTCGTCGTACAGAATCCAGTCGCCAGAAGCGAGCGAACCCTCATTGAGCTGTATGGCATATCCTCCCTTCTCTTCGTATCGTGCGACGAGGTTGTCTACATAATGGTAGTCACATTTTATCTTTCTCATAAATTCTGAATTTTGGTTAATAATGTCAGAGAGCACAAACTCTCTGTTTTTAGGCGTAAATAAAAGCTCTGCCATGAGTATTACGCAATTCTTTCAGAAGATAAGGATTAGAATTATGTTCTTTGCGTATATACGCCTCGCACTCTCTCTTTGTATAAAAACGTTCAACCTTACGCGGATTGTCGGGCTTTACACAAAACCACATTCTGCCACCGACAACATCACTGATTCCACACTGCGCAATTTTTAAATTCGTATTCATAATCATTTTTTAATTGGTTAAACATGTGCCTCCACAGGGGAGGCCGTTTCAGGCTTTTTCGTTGCGTACCGCACGGATGGAGCAGTAAGGTGTGTCGAACGGATATTTAGCCTCGTTGATGTAGTACACAACGGAGGGCACGCTCATCGTCAGAGTGTTCTGGCAGATGACCATTCCGTACATTCCGTGCGCCATCATGTTGCAGGCGCACATCTTGCAGGCGATAGGATCGCAATCCTGCGCCACATACTTGAAGCGGCGTCCGGCATAATGATCCGTCCTGCTCTTGCTGATATAATGGGCGAGAAGGAGACGTCCGCTGCCGGAAGCGCAGTCGTTGACCGTGCCACATTCCTTGCCGGTGTCGATTACCTGAGCCATGAGGCCTGACACGCACTGGGGAGTGAAGAACTGTCCCGTGCGTGAAGCCTTGCCGCGAGAGAGGTACATCTCCTCATAAAGAATGCCGAACACATCGAGCCATTCTCCACGCTCCATAGCCTTGGCGACATCTTGAAGCCACATTATGACAAGATTGAAGAAGCCGTGCGATTTGCGCCTCTGCTCCAGAATGTGATTGCCGTATGAGTCCATACCGGACTGCAGGCTCTTGACGTCGAAATAGTCTATCACGTAGTCGAGGAAATCATCCAGGGCAGACTCTTGTGGCCTGCCGTTCTTCTCCGCCTCGGAAGACAGAATTTCAATGTACTTTTTCTTGTCCATATTCTTGAAATTTAAAGGTTAGAAAATAGGAAGCCCCACTCCGTGAGGAGCAGGGCTCTTTAAGGCTTACTTCTTAGCAAAGTCGAACAGTATGTGCTGACTTTCTCTACTGACCTCAGAATACATACATCCCACGTTGTCGTAGAAGTCTCTGAATGTGGTATTCGGTTCTTCTGCAAGGACACATTCCATCTCATATAAGAGACTGTCTTTGACGTAAAAAGTTCTTGTTGAACCTTGACATCCGTTTGTGTATTCGAACGGATAGACCGCAGTGCAGTCCTCTATGAGATGGCATACGAAAGCCCAGCATTTCTCAAGGTCGGGCTTGTGGGTGAACTCGCAGTCGGTGTGCGGATCGTAATATCCGCAGGACAGATTGATGCACGACACGCTGACACCGGCTTCTGCAAGCGCCTCTACGTCCGTCATCATTCCGCCGGACTCATGGTAGCCCCAGCTCTCGCAGTCCGCAGCCTTGATGAAACCATCTGAGCAGAGCGGACCGGAGATTTCTGTCACCATGTCACTGCTTCCACGCCTGTCAATCTGGGCGCAGAAACGGCAGTCTATGAAGAAGCCGATGTCTGCGGCGCTTGAGCCGATGCAGCCGATTTCCTCTCCGATGAAGAAGGCACATTTGAGGACAGGGTATTCCATCAGCGCAGAGAGCGCAAGGAATATCCCGTTCTTGTCGTCGGCTCCCAGTCCGCACTGCTTGCGCATCTTGGGCGAATAGCCGAAAATGACCTCGTCAGTCTCCACACAAGTGAAGTCAGAAGGATGGAAATCCTGCACCTGGTCCATGTGTGCGCACAGGCAGGGGTAATTAACCGCAACACCTTTCGTGATGTAGAGGTTTCCTATATTGTCCTGTGTCACGACAGCTTCAGGAACATTAGCTTTTAGCCATTTCTTGATGAATCGACGGATGCGTTTCTCGCTGCCGCTTTTTGAATGGATGCAGTACAGATCTTTAAGTAACTCGTAATTCAATTTTTCTTTCATAATTCTAAATGTTTTAATGGTTAATGATGTAAAGGCAGGAGCATTACATCTCCCGCCTTTTTTCAGGCTTCTACTTCAAGTTCTTCTTTCTCTGCTTCGTGCATCGTATCCTCGTCTTCGAACCAGTCTTCGAGGACTTCGGAGTAAATAGCATCCTCTTTGAGGATGTACTCATCGTGATATGCAGAGTGCACACAATCGTTTGCACGCTGCCACTCTCCGTGGATGTCCTCGACGGCGTTTCTTCTGAGGATGTCGTCGTTGAGGTTTTCAACCCATACCGCCTCATCCTCATAGATGTAGCAGTCTTCCTCTTCAGACCACACGAAATCATTCGTGCGGTATTCGTTGATATGGATGTGGTGTCCGTTATATATAGCATCAGTCGAACAGTCCTCGTGCATCCAGTCCTCGTGATAGTCGTCATACTCGGCGACATTATCGGCGATCCACTCTTGCGAATAGTCCGACCATCTTTCGTTGTCGTGTGAACAGTAGAAATGATGATTGGTTACGTCCAGATCGTCGGTGTAGTATACATCGGAATGATTGTATGCGATGTCCTTGTTGTAGTCGTAACAGACAAAGCTGTCCTGATACGACAACGTATCACCATCGCACAGCCGGCATTCGATAGAGAACCGCTTCGCCCTCAGGGACTCGCCGTTGTTGGCGACGAAATTCCTGTTGTCGTGACAATCGACACCGACACGCTTGTAGCCGTCGATGAGGCCTTCCTTGATGAGTCTGTTCACAAGCGTCTGCTTTAGAACTTCGTCCATATCGGACGAGTATTGACGCTCTGCCAGTCTCCAGGATTTCCCTTCCTCGTCTATGACGTCATTGAAGATGACACAACGTGCCACTATCATTCCGTCACTGTCTGTCAGCCATGCTGCGCTGGCATCCACGGCGTCGGCATAGAAGAAGTATTGGTCCTCGCCTCCCATACAGGAGTGGAAATCTCCCTTGTATAGGTTTTTGTCGTAGATGGTCTCAAAGTCGCTTTTGTCAGATCCCACGTGGAGCGTCAACGCAGACTCTCCGATAAGGGACTCTGCATATACCTGCCAGTCACGGGCGAACTCCTCGCCTATCCATCGTTTGACCTGTTCAGGTAGGATTTCTGTGAACGGCAGGCTGTCGAGACAGGAAGTTATGAATTTTCCTGCCTTCATCTTGAACACCCTGTCGCCACGCTCTGAATTGATGTAGCGGACGGATTTCGTGTCTCCGTCGGCACACAACCCGTGGCGGCTGTCGATATAGAGAGTCCGGTGGCGCAATGGCCAGTCGTTAAGGACAAAAGGTCCGTAATTCTCCATCCATTGAGGTTGTCCGCCGTCAAAATGATATGCGGCGAATGACTCCGAGATACGGAGAACGGCTTTTTTCACATCGTCCATACTTCTGGCGTTAAGATAATCGTATTTGTAGACGAACTCTTCAGCCACCAGTCCTTTGTTCAGCATGGTCCTCTGGAAAGAGAGCCACGCCTTGAGGAAGCGTCTGTCCTTGAGCCATGCAAGCAGAATCTTGTTCTTGCGAGACTTGGCTCCGTTGCCGTGTTCCACGATTGCAAACAACTTCTTGAACTCTTCGTAGTTTTTGAAACTTTTAATAAAAATCATAATTCTAATGTTTTAAAGGGTTAGTAAAATGAGGCGCACACTTGGAAATGTACGCCATTTGGCTCAATAACCCCGATATAGGGTTCTTCTAACAAGCGGATACTCATAATCTCCGTCCTGTCCTACGCAGAAGGTGAAGCTCGGTTTGCCATTCCATAACTCCACCCATAGCCTGTCCAGAATACCACGGTTCAATATCTTATGGAATTTCATGTTGAAGAAAACCGTGTCGCGTTTTGATTTCTGGCAGTTGCAGGCATAACAAAAGCCGTCGGACAATTCTCTTAGGGCTTCGTCAGACAGTTCAAACTTAAATGTCTTGTAGCCGTCATAGATTCGTCCAGACAAGAAATCGTTCATTGTGAACTGCTTTCTGTCGTATGCCTTCAGCAGCCCTGTCAGGGTCTTGTACTTTCTTGTTCTCATAATTCTTCTTTTTTTAGGGTTAGTAAAAAGAAATCCCCACCTTTTTGAGGTGAGGACCGTTCAGGCTTATCCCATTCTCTCCAGCTTCACGGAGACAGAGTAACGAAGAGAGGAATATTTCTGCTCCTCCTTCCATTTGTAGGCGACGCTGCACGGGAGATACTGGCTCTCCTGCTTCTGTATCACCTTTATTATCGTCTCCTTGCAGATGCCGTCAGTGTGCTCCACTGAGAATGTGGAATAACAGGTGTTCCCGTCATCGGAGAATGCCGATGTCCCTTTTCTTCTGGCAACGGCAACGAGACCGATGAAGCGGTTGATGAAAACGTACTTCTCTCCGTCGAAATACACGTCGATGGGCGTGTCATACTCTTTTGTTCTGATATATTCCATAATTCAAAGTTTTAGTTAGACAATGAAGGCAGCACAGATTATCGTACTGCCTTTTTTGGCTTACACGGTGTAGTCGTAGCCAACACCGGTACATCTCCAGCAATCACCGCACTTATACATTTTCCTTGCGAGAGTGCCTAATGTGATTTTCCTTGTTTCCATTGAATTATACAATGGAAGCAGCTCCATGGCTGCCTGTCTTCTTGTTTTCATGATTCTATATTTATAATGTCACTTTTTGGGACACACATGTATGTATATGCACCCTGATACAACTGGTACATATCTCCACGCTCTTCCATGCGTGTAATGACATGTTCTCTGTAAAACTCGTTGCAGGTGAACTTGTCTGTAAAATACCTTTCTCTAATCAATACTTTCATAATTCTTTCGTTTTTAGTTATTATCGTACTGCCCGGATTACAGGCAGTTTTCAGGCTCCGGCATTTTCACCGCAGAATTTCAACACTCTGCATTGCCTCCGAAGATGATCCTCTCAAGCAGCAGCGTGGAACGCCACCACTCTCGCATGAACCATCTTCCAATTCTCGTACTTCTCCAGAATTTCCAGAGCAGAACGGCATAAAACACTCCAAGCAGACCGCCAATTATCGTACTTCCCAGGAGCAGGAAAATTGGAAGCACCTGAATAATTCCAAGCAGAATTATCGTACTTGAATATATCTTCTCTCTTCTCATAGTGCCACCTCCTTTCCTTCTCTCTCTGGTGAAGTCTCTGGGAGCTGCTCTCCATAATGGCAGAGGCAGATATAACCGCCTGCCATCTCGTAATAAATCTCGTCGTTTGTCATAATTCTATAGTTTTCAAATTAAATTCCAAATCATTCAGTTAATGATGAAAGCAGGACACCACATTACACGATGTCCTGCTCGTTAAGGCTTTACTTCTTTACCGCCAGATATGCAGTTATGAACACATCTGCAATGACAACACCGAGGAAGGCAGTGGAAACGGTGAACAATACACCGCTCCACACTGTCAGGCTCCAGTCTATCTCCGTCAGTGTGGCTGAATCCAGCAGCTCCCTGACACCTGTGATATAGGCAGGTATCAGGGAGCACGCCAAAATGATAAACAACACACACAATGAACTGCACGCAATCTTCTTCATAATTCTACAATTTTAATGGTTTATATTGTAGGGTTGATTTCTCAACCCCATTAGCCAGGATGCCTCTATTTCCTTTTGCTCTCGTTGCAAAATGTCTCACGTCATTCGGCACCCTCCAATTAAACAAGATTGGTCCGATATGTTTTTCTGCTGCATACTCAAGGGTAACACGGCTCACATATAACCGCTTTCAGGTAGATTTCATTAATCCGTTCAGTATCTACTTTCTTCACTCGCTCCGCCACACGTGACGGATAACGGATATTGAGCGTTTCTGGTTAACCACACCTCGCACGCTCATACGATAGAATATGAATTATGATTAATTCTCAATACCCACATAACGCTTTATGTTAGGCTCAGGCTCCACGGTGCATTGGGTTGCTCTCCTGGGAGTTTCCGCTCCTGCCTCTGCTGGCTGCTCTTGCCTTCTCCTTTGCCTTCGGATCGTGGCGGGATCCGTACAACTTTTGCCGTGATCCTGCTCTCCGTGCCTGCATCTACTCCTACTCAGTGCGTAGGGCTTGACTCGGAAAAGGTAGTTAGCACGCTTAAACGCTCGCTTGACTCCTTCCTGATTTTCTCGACAGCTCGACGGGATTTCTCCTCCGCTCCTCCATATCACTATGAAGGTTTGCCCTCTGTCTGTCCTCTCACCTGCCACATCCTCCGGAAATTTATTTCCGTCTGGAAGTGTTCCGTTACTTGAGATATACGGAATGTCGGTTTAGACAGTTTTTAGAATCTTCATCCTCTGAAAAAAAAGGATATAACAAAGGGTACCCAATTTGGGCACCCTAAAAAAATCTGGTATCAAAAAAAGGACTGCAATATATTGCAATCCTTTTTTTGTCTTGTCTGTAGCGGTTAACGTTTCCGTTTTCCTTCTCTTACTTGTCTTCGCACCGCTTCACGTTCCAAAATACCCAACTGAATGAGTTCAACCAATTTGCGAATTTCCGCAATAGTGTACGGAATGAATTCTGTTGTACGTGTAACCTTTGCCGGCTTAAAGGTGTCGTTAATCCGACATATAAGTGAAGCTATACGTGAATCTGTATCACATATATTCTCAGATGCAAGACGCGCAAGGGTATTACCGTCGTCCTCAGTTAGGTAGTTTTCGGGAATGTTGACACCTTTTACCAACTTTACTACCGCTACAAAAGCGGTGAACAATGTAGCACGGCTTATTTTCTGGTACTCAGCGTTTTCTGCAAAAGCCTTAAGTCTGTAGGCTTCTAACGCTTTTTTCAACTGAATGAATTTAGCATCATTCTGTAGCCATTCTTGCACGGCTTTAGATTGTTCACCTAATTCCGTATAATCCGCATCGAGTACAACGGTACGCACCACATCTTTCACACGTTCGTTTAGAGTTTTCATAATTTTGAATTTTTTTAGTTATTGGGCAATATTGCCGTTGTTCCGTGCCATGGATTTGAACCACGGTATAGCCTCGAACTAACACGGATTGCCATTAATTAATACGGTATTGGGTACTCTGCGAATACCACGGCAATTGCTTGATGTTCATCATCAAGCCCCCAAGTATTTTCTGGGAATTTTTTCAGCCACACGTTTAAAGTGTATTCATCAAATTCCGCAACATCGAAGTAAATGACACGTAACAGACGATTGGGGAGGCATACGATGCCATAAGTTTCCCACACGCCACACGCCTTGCAAGCCCTTACAAAATCTGTAGTTAGCTCATCTGTTAACACTCCAGTTTTTTCATCGAAGAAAAAAGCATTTCTTAAAATAATATCCATAATTCTATGTAATTTAAGTGGCAGATTTAATATCGGTTCTACCAGACAACCAGATACGCCTATAGCATAGGTATATATATGCGTTCCGCTGAACGTACCCCAAGGTACTAACAATATATGTAGCTGCCAAACAAATATACAAAAATTTAGATTTTTAACCTAACGTGTAAATAACTGATATTCAATAAGTTACACAATAAACACAAAATATAAATTAAGAAACGAAAGGTGTGTTAACAAAAGAGGGTCAATAACAGAGTGAATTTTATATAAGTTTAATTAAATAATGATAACGTTTGAGTGTGTAAATACAATTATACAATATTCAGCCTTTTGTGGATATATATACAAAAGAAAAGAATTAATATACGGATGTAAGTGGTTGAAGGACAGAGGGTTACAAAATATAATTACAAAAGTAACAAAGGGTTTTCAAAGTGTGAAAAAATCTTTACAAAACAAGGTTATCTAAAATAACATAGTTTAACGTGTGTGATAGACGTTTAATAAGTGTTGGTATGACACCAAAAATGAAGGACACCCACCCCCCCCCATGGGAAATGGGCGCTTTCGCGGTCACTCACCCCACAAAAATTTTTTCTTTTTCTTGTTTTTCTCAACTGCAAATTTAGGTTAATTGTCAAGATTTATTCATTGATTGTTAACACCTGTTATTTTGCATAAGTATACAGAGGGGCTTGTTTTGAAAATATGAGTGTGGTCAAACACTCAAAATGTCAGATTTTGTCTTAGCATATTTATCCTACATATTATGTATGTTAACAATGCATAATAATCCCCTTATTTTAAAGTACTTCTGCATATTTATAGAAATTTTTCTTATCTTTGCTATACAATAGATTGAAGTTAAAATTGGGTTAGGCAAAAAACCACGGGTATGGATAATTTCGTAAATCATTGGTTTTCAACGACTTGATGAAAAACGTCAATCTTCTACAATGTTCAGAAGTGTGCACTGAATAATCATAATGTGCATTTTTACATTGGATATACGTTTTTACATATGTTTTTGCGTGTGTTTTGATGTATTTAGCGTATTGTATAATATAATTGTGAAATGAGGAGAAGAGAGAATTGATATGAGCAGGAATACAGGATTGATGATAGACACTCTGTACCAGCAGTTGCTTACGTTGTCGAGGAATCCGCGTTACGGTCTTGACTCTCTGCGGAGTGAGTGGGGACGTACCAATGGTGAGTTGTATAACAGCAAGAAGCTTTCTTTCTGCCGTGGCATAAGGGAGCTTGCGAAGGACTGTCCTGTGAAGTGGTATAACGGCAGTTTCTATCTTTTCAACGGAGTGATATACGAGAGGTGTGACGATGATGTGGTGAAGCAGGCGTACAGGCTGTTGCTTGAAGGTCTTGCGCTTGCGAGGATGGTTGACAACGTTACAGTGATGAGGGATGTGTTTCTGGCTACGATAAAGCTGTATAATGTATTGAGTCCGCAGTTTGATGTCGTAGCTTTCAAGAACGGTGTTGTTGATTTCGGCACTAACAGGATAGACCCTCAGGTGATGCCATTCGGTCCCGAGTGGCACGTCATATACTACCACCCTTATGATTTCGACCCCAAGGCGAAGTGTTTGAGATGGCAGAGTTTCCTTCACGAGATGCTTCCGGACAAGACCTCCCGTCTGATACTTCAGATGTTCCTCGGACTCGGTCTTGTGCAGAGGGGTGATGCGTATAACAAATATGACGGGAAGACGACTTCCAAGATAGAGTTGTGCCTTATACTCCTCGGTACCGGAAAGAACGGCAAGAGCGTAGTGTATGAGGTCATGAGTGCCCTTTTCGGCAAGGAGAGGATAAGTTCCATGGACTACGGGGCGCTGACTGCGCAGGGAGACGAGGGAATGAGAGGGAGGTTCCCTATAAGGAACGCCATCTTCAACTGGTCAATGGACTCTGACGCTAAGAAGTTCGGCAGGGGAGACAACGGAATGTTCAAGAGACTTGTCAGCGGAGAGCCTGTCCCTATGAGGGAATTGGGGAAGAATATCCTTGAGACCCGCAGGCTTCCGTATATGATCTTCAACATGAACGAGCTTCCTTTTTCCGAGGATGCCTCTTTCGGATTCATACGAAGGCTTCAGTTCGTGAGCTTCAACGTCGTAGTCCCCAAGGAGAAGGAGGACAAGGCATTGTCTTCAAAGATAGTCTCTTCCGAGCTCAGCGGAGTCTTCAACTGGGTCCTTCGCGGTGCACAGGAGCTGAGGAAGCGTCGTTTCGTGTTCCCGGAGTCAGACTTGAACGACAGGCAGAAGCTGTTGAGTCTGATGAGCAGCCAGCCAATTACTGCCTGGGTAGCGGCTTACGGTATGCGTCCGGGCAAGGAGGCGCAGAACGAGATAGGCGTTGAGATACCCGCTGCGAAGATGTATACGAGCTTCACTACGTTCTGCAGGGACAATGACGTTGACGAGAGGGACATCCCTTCTATACAGCGTTTCGGCAGGCTTATGAGGGACAAGGAGCGTTTCTTCAAGAGGAAGACACCTTCCGGCATGGTCTATAAGGTATACGGAGCCACTGAGGATAGGGTTATGGAGCAGGTGTTGCTTTCCGAGCTTCCGGTGAAGAAGGAGGACAGCGAGAGTTTCATCAGAGACGACGACTGATATGGCGGGGAGATACAGGAACAAGATGCCTCCTTTCACTCCAGACTCTGAGCACTGGACGAGGAAGTCGAGGTCGTGGAAGGCTAAGGTGGCGTACAGGAGCGAGGATGAAGCATGGGAATACCTGCAGCAGAATCCGAGACTTGCCGGACAGGGAATGACAGTATACAAGTGCCATGTATGCAGTATGTGGCATATAGGACATAAAAGATAGTATAGATGATGATAAATTCAGAGATGACATTTGATTATAGCGAGGTGATACAGAAACTGAGCGAGCCATTGAGGAAGAAACTGGATTTTTAATAATAAAATAGTTGAGATATGAGGAAATATTTATTCATTGCATTAATCGCTATGACGTTGCTATTGGCAATGTGCAGCAGGGATCAGAGATTCCAAGAGGGCAATCGTGAGTTGTATGACACCATTACGGTGTACTCTGTAGACAAAATCGTAGAAACGTCTGGAAGCAAAGAAAAGTTTAGCACAGAGACCTATTATCTTGTGGCTACAGACAAGGGGGCGTATCGTATAGATTTGTATGGGATATGGGCTAATCCTCAACTTGTTGGAGTTATAAAACAAGGTAGAACATATATTGTTAAAACTGAATTTTTTAATGCTCCAATGATCAAGGTATACAAACGTATAACTAAGCTAATTCGTGAATTATAATGAAGAAGAAAGGATATTACGAATACGACCCTGTTATCTATCCGAGGAGGTTGTGTGTCGCTATTGGTATGAACCAAGAGGACGCTAATAAGTGTTTTGAAGGCAGAAATGGCGAGGTTTTGATGGTTGATTTCACTAATTATGACGCAGTAACCTACGATTGCGTTAGAGATAAGGCGAATAAGAAGATTTGTTCATTTATTAATTTTGAAAGCAAGGGTTCTATGAAGATGGGGCTTTGTTGCCATGAGGCTTCCGCCTACCTTATGGGTTGGATTGCATCTTGCATCAACAAGGCTCGTTTGGGCATTGGTAATTTTATTGAAATTAAAGATATAAAAGAATAAGAAATATGAAACCGATTATTGTAATAGAAATTGTAGAGGGAATGGGTATAGACAAAGAGGTTGTTAATCCTTATGGATACGAGCTTTTTGTAGGTGATAAAAATATTGAAGCCCAGTGGGAGAAACTTGAAGGGCTTCGTAAGACCGGCGGAGTTATTATCGTTAAGCCGGACGCAAAGAGTGCGGTACACGAGATTCTTAAACCGTTTATTAATGGTGCTGGCTGGCTTGTCGGTTGTGGCCTGAAAAAGGTGCATACGAAAGAGCATGGCGACTTCTGCATTATTCTCTTCCATAATCCGCCTAAGGATATGATTCAAAAGATTCATACGTTTCAAGAGGAGGAATAGATTATGATTAAGGAAGAATATATTAAGGTTGGTTCAATCTTGCAGATAGAGAGGTTTGATTTGATAGAGATTACAAGTTTGTCGTTTGTTGACGTAATAGATCCTCTACATAATATTGGTTCGTTCTTCATCAAGATTATTGATATAGGAAACAAAATGTGTAGGATTAAAGCAACCATATCTACGTTGTATTCCTATAATGTGGATATAGTCTCACTGGCGAAGGTTGCTGATCTCTTGGTTTTTAAAACAGAAACCGAGAAAAGCGATGCAGACTGCTTCAAAACTATCACTGACAAGATGCTCGATACCTATAAGGCTAAGAATCAAGACTACGGGAATAGCTTCAGCAATCTGTTCAAGGAGTGCGGCATGACATACGCCTACGGACACATGAAGGAGAAACTGGAGCGAGTGAAGTCGCTTATGAAGGATGAGGCGAAGGTGAAAGGCGAAGGGATGAAGGACAGTCTTAAAGACCTTGCAAACTACGCCATCCTGACGATTATGGAACTTGAAAGAAAGGAGGAGAAATGAAGAGATATATAGGAATAGACCCAGGCAAGCACGGTGGCATCGCAGTGATGGGAGCCGACGGGGAGGTGCTTGATGTAGTGAAGATGCCGGAAACGCCGCAGGATTTGCTTGACTTCCTGGAGCAGTACAAGGACGACAGCTTCTGCACACTGGAGCGAGTAGGCGGAATGCCCGGCAACGGCGGCAGTGCGATGTTCAACTTCGGCAAGGGCTACGGCCACCTGCAGATGGCGTTGCTCGCCCTGCATATCCCCACAGAAGACGTCACGCCGAACAAGTGGGAGAAGGCATACCAGCTTGGCAGCAGCGGCAAGTACACAAAGACAGAGTGGAAGAACAGGCTAAAAGCCAAGGCGCAGCAGATGTTCCCGCATTTGGGCAAGAAGATAACGCTTGCCACCTGCGACGCCCTGCTTATTTGCGAGTACGGAAGAAGACAGAATTTATAACATAAAAAAAGAGGAATATGAAATTAGAGTTTGGAGTAAAAGTCAAAGTAGGCAACTACTACATCTTGAAGTATGCCAAAGGTCTTGGCAAGAAAGAACTTAGCCGTTTGAGAAACGCGTCAGGCATCCCCAGGAAAGTGCAGAAACATCTTGGCAACGGCCGTACACTGCCTTTCATCAAGGTAGGTACAATCAGCGGTTCGTGGTCGGTTGAGTATATCATGGGCACATCCATGTATGACGCCATCGACGCACTGCGTGTTGTTATGGACGAAACCGGCGAGAGACAGTTGTATGGAGTAGAAGCCAAGAACGCCGAAGCCATGTTCGTTGCGATGTTCGCCGACACCACCGTTGTAGGTGACTACGAATACCAGGTAGCCAAACAGAAGCTCCTGTCAGAATACCTTGACCGTGCAGGCAAGGAGCTGAACAAGAAAGCCGATACCGGCAAGAGCGACGAAGAACTTCGCAAGGAGAACGAAGCCGCCGTTGAAGAAACCGCAGCGAGAGAGACCCACGCCAATACCCTTCTTGACATGGCAGAAGAAATAATGAGAAAGGAGACAGGAGATGATCAACGGAATTGACAGACTTGTAGAAATCATAGAAGACCGCTACGCTATGGAGCAAGCCATGCGCATTATCCTTTGGTCTTTGGGAACCAGACAACTTCCACCAGAAAGCAGCCTTCCGCTTTTCAGTGACAGTCTTGTGAACGAAACATTCTTCGCCATTCTTGAGCGCATCACCGGCAAGGAGTACAAATAAAAGAAGGCGATGCTTCACAGCACCGCCTCAACTGAAAATTTTAGAATTATGAAACGAGGAAAGCTCCCCGCTCATTAAAAGTTGTTGCAAAAGTAACCAATTCTTCCACTTATTCCCAATTGCCTGTTGCCTTTAACATTAAATTAACTATTTTCCCCCTTTGCAGAGATTGTTCTTGAACAACAGACAGTCCTCCTTGCACGTAGGATAGTCTTTAGGCAAGTAATAGTGTACGGTATTGTTCTCCGTATCAATCTCATCCTGCTTAATCTTGTTGTAGTCAGCTTCAAGCGCCACAATCTTCATCCACTCCGTAGAGCCGAATTTAGCCTTTTTCTCTGCCCTTACCAGTTTTTTGAGAATAGTCTCCTTTGAAGTCTCCTTCGCCAGTTCCTCCGGAGATATTTCATCCCCTCTGCTTTTCTCCTGTTGTTCCGCCACGCGCCTCTGCACCGAGCCGAGCGCCTCCAGCTTGTTCATCTCCCTTTCAAGCTCCGCTTTCTCCCAGTTCAGCCCTATTCCCTGGAACGCCACGCTCCATGCATCACGCTTGCACCATCCCGCTGCTCTGAGGTCAGCGTAAATAAGATATTCCGGTGCCTTCATTCCATACGATTTCGCTGTTTTCAGCGCCTGTACCGTCAAAGTATATCCATCCATACACAATTATCTTCAAGAAATTAAATCATCTTCAAACACAAACTCCACATAGCACACGCACGATACGTGGAAAGGCGGGAACGGGTCCGTCCATTTGTGAACATAAGAACACTCATGGTCGCATTGGTCGCACGGAAAGCTTGACCCCCGATACACCCGGAATCCGACAGCTTCCATTTCCATGCCATATTCCTTCTCTGCCAGTCCCCACGCCAATGCAATCACCTGCGTAGAGTTTCTGACGATGTTCCTGTATGCATTGCGGAATACACCCTTCCCGTAAGAAGGCGTAGCGATGTTAACATCCTTTCTCCTCGCCTTTGTGATTACCGAAGTTCGGTAAGGGTCCTTATAGCCAGTCCTTATAGCCGAAAGAATCTGCTCCTCCTTGTAGTCCATCATCACGCCAGCCTTGACCATTCTCACCATATCCTCTGCGAAATTGTCAAGGTACGCCATCATCCTCTCGCTGATGGTCCTTCCGTACACCTTCCCGGAGAGCAGGGAAGCGATGCCGTTCCCTTCAGTGCCGAGAATGTCAGCCGAAGCGTAGGCATAAGCCTCCGTGAACTTCAAGATGTTCCCTGCCGCCTCTCTCGTTATCCCCCTCGCCTCTTCAAGCAGCTTCTCCTGTCTGTAGAGTTTGTTTCCGCGCCGGTATTTCCTTGCCGCTGCAATGATGAGCTTCGCTTTTGGGAACAGTTCTTTCTGTATTCTTCGTTCCATGTTTCTGAGAGCCTGCGCCCTTTTCGCCGCATATTCAGCTCCACGTCTTTTCTCGTCCATAAGCATCAATGACTACGGTTGTAATTCTGCCAGTTGTTGCGTCCGTCCCAGTTTCTGTTTTCGTCATATTCCTTTCCGGACTTGTTCGGTCTTCCCGCTTTCCTTCCGTTACCGGTATTCATATCGCTTCCCGAAGACTGTTGGTTTATCTTTGCCGCTTCCTTCTGTTGTTGGATAGCGTTTTCCGTCTCGTTGTCCGCCCTTTCGATGTCCATAAGCAGATCCTGCTGTTGCTCCTCCTTCTTTTCCCTCATGATGCGAGTAAACTCATCATTCTTGCTGAACTTGGAATTACGTTCCGAAGCCGTCTGTTTCGACAGGAAGCTGTTCTGTACCGCCGTTGCGAGGTTCGTCACCAGCTCCGTGTCATTCTGATGCACATACGGTTCAATCCATGCGTTTACAGACAACCCCGTCATCGACGCCATGCAGTCCTCCTCTGTTCCTATTCCGAACTTGCAAATACGCACAATCTGGTCGAGGAACGGCTGCAGTTTCTGTGCATCATTGGTAGCCATTTCTATAGCCGGAGAATACAGCAGTTTCAGAGCGACCCCAGGCAAGTCACCCGATTTCAGCTCAGGAGGCTTTACAGTGAACGACAATTCATAAATAAGGTCATACGATTTGTTCAGCTGAGTTGCGAAAGCGTTAGATGCATCCGTTCCGTTGAGGAACTGCGCTTTTCCGTCAGGGTCGGTGATAAGAATAGTCTTAGCCGCTCCCGTATTGTCTCCTGTCACAGAAATGCTCTCTCCGTCACCCGTCAGAGACAGTATAGGGAACGCATACGCCTTGTTGTTCTCGCACAGGTAAGCATACGCCTCCTCATAGTCTTCAATGTTTCTCTGCACCGGGCTCCAGCACGGTCCGTCATCATTCCTTTTGTAAGCCACAGGCACGAACAGGAATCCGTGCAGTTCCTCATTGACAAGCGTATAGTCACTGATTCCGAAAATCCTCGCTATCCTTACGACCGTATTAGCCAGTTTCCCTTTACCGAGTCCCTTCTTGAACCTGTAGAATTTCCTGTCATCCCACACTTCGACCCATTCAGTGATTTCCTTTCCGTCATCATCATAGTCGTAGTATTTTCTTGCGAAAGCTGCCGTCTCACCTGTCAGCGAGTCATAATGCGGGTATAAAATGTCCCCGTTATCGTAAGACAGAGTTTTCAGTCCAAACCTCTTGTTTTTGTCAAAGAAACCCACAATAGCCCCCTCGGCGACCTTCATATACGCACAAACCGCTTCGAAGAACCTTATCTCGACGTTGTGTGTCAGCCATCCCTTCTTGAACTTGGAAAGCAGTTTCAGGTCATCTTCGATGCCCTTATCGTTTTCGCTGTCGGTAAGTTCGAACTGGATGTCATTTCCCGTCACGTGCAGTACATGCTTCACCCATATCAGGAACTGGAATGCGAACGCCGTCCTCATTATCTTCTGTACGTACCATTTCCCGTCCTCCGGGTTCTGCTTGTATATGTCAGGATATTCCTCCTCATCCCAGATGCGGTGTCCAGAAGGATAGAACTCCCTGAGGAAGTCCGCCTGCGTCTTGATCCTTCTGTAGAGCGTGTCCTCCGGCATCGAAGGGTTCTCCTTGTCCGTCACCTCCCTGTTGAACAGGTCGTGTTTCATGTAGCCTTTAGGCGTCACTTCGAAGAACGGCTTTTTCACGAGCAGTTCCCTCAAATCCGTTACTTTCAAATCCTCCATAATCCTTTAATATTTTTGTTTTTAGTTTTTGTGAGTGAGAAAATCATCATGTATATCAGCGACTCGAAGAAGTCAGGCGAGTGTCCGACATATTTCTTCGCCTTGGTCTTTGCCAGCAGGTTGAATCCCTTGTCATCCCCGTTCTCGTCACGCCGTAGCATTTTCCTCTCCTTCTGCAGAATCTGCCTCAGAGTCCAGTTCTTGAAGCCGTCACCAGAGAATTTCCTGTCAAGCAGCCCCCTGTCTATTGACAGCCCTTTGTCCTTGACAAGCCTGTAGAACAGCCATGCGCATTGCGATTTCAGGTTCTTGTACAAGTATTTCACTCCCTCCTGTTCCTTTTTGTTCTTCGCCATCGGTGCCGCCTGGTTGTTGAACGGCACAGCCTCCGGCATGAATCCTTTGAGGTACTGTCCGATACCCTGCAAGTCGTATGTGAAGTTACACTCCTCCACTCCCCACTCCCTGAGTTTCGTCTGAATGCACGACACCAGTCTCTTTGCGTCGAGTCTCAAAACCACAAGGTCCTTGATGTGGAATCCTTTCCAGTGCCACATCACGAAGTTGTCGCCACCAGTGAAGGCGATGTCCGCCGATGCCCTGTCGATACCGTCCCCCTCCTGCTCTGCGTTTTCAAAGACAGCCTCCATGTCCCCCATCTTTATCAAGTCATCGCCCGCCGCTTTCCAGTTCCAGTTACCCTCAAGGTCGCGCATTCTCTGCTCCTCGTCCTGCTGTGCGAGGTTCGCTATATACGAAGGGTCGGTAGAAATCAGCTTTATGTTCTCCGAAACGTCAGCCCTTATGAATGTTGCCGATTTTATGAACACGTCATATTTCGTGTACCCAAGCGGTTCATAGCTGTCCCTGTATTTGTTCCATAGTCTGTCTATGAGGTGTGAGCACTGTTCGTAGACCTCCTCTCTGGTGTTACCCCAGTATATCGAGTCCGGTGTGTAGCCATCCATAAAGCAATACCTTATGACACCATCACGTTCAGGTATGATATATCCGTCCTCGTCCACCCCCCAGTCGATGAACTTCCTCACCCAGGATTCCGGGTCCGGGTTGCAAGTGATCCAGAATCTGTTTCTTATGTGCGCCGCGTTACGGTTGTTTGTGAGCAGGTATTTGAATTTCTTGTACGGGCACTGCGTACCCTCATCAATGCAGATATATGCGAACTGCCTTCCCTGGAACCTGTCCTTGAAGTCCTTGAATGACCCGGAGTAATACGAGAATTTCAGCCATCCTCCGTTAGTGAAGTTCCAAGTCATGTCGTTCGGAGACTTGTTGTAAGTGCCGAACTGCGAGAACAGCGTGTAAGAGTCGGTAATCAGCGACTGCAAGTCATCCTTCTCCTTTCTGACAATAACTGCATGGAAGTCAGGTTTCTTGATGTCTTTCAGAACCTCCATGAGAGAAGAGAACGATTTAGAACCACCTCTTGAACCTCCAACAATTTTGATGTCAGCGTTGATAGAGAGCATACGTTCCTGTCCTCCACGCTGCGCCACGATTTTGAGTCTGTCAGGATGCTTGCGGTCAGCGTCGCGCAGAGATTGTATGTACTCCTGCGTATAAACAGGAGCTCCATTGTCAAGTTTAAGTCCAGTAAAAGTCTCCATTTAGGTATATATATATATTCTAAATGCAAAAATATCGAATTTTATTTGTATAATTGCATATTTATACATATTTTTGCGATGTAAATATTTATACTTATGCATTCCGGGGAAGCACCCCGATGTAACCGACACAAAAACTAAACATTTTACACCATGACAAGGGAAGAACTCTTGAACCTTGTGAACAAGGAAGCAGACACTACCAAGTTCACATCATTAAGCCAGAAGACCATCAATGAAGAACTTGATGATGTCCTGGAAGATTTCGGTGATGACGAGGAAGCCAATTCCAAGATAGTCACCAAGTTGGCGAACCGCTTGAAGCGCATGGACGGCAACCTTCACAAGAACGTCTCCGACGAGATGAAGAAGAACAGAGCCGAGGCAGAGCGCAAGAAGAAGAAGGAGGAAGACGAGCGCCAGAAGCAGGGAGAGGAAAGCGAAGACGACCGTTACCAGGCTCTGGAAAATAAGCTCAACAAGCTCCTTGCCGCCAACGAAGAGCGAGACAAGCGCGCAGCAAAGCAGGCCGCCCTTGACTCCGTAAGAAGCGGTTTGAAGGACAAGTTCAGCAAGGCGAACCTTGAGATGAACGACTTCTTCCTTGAAACCGCGCTTTCGAAGCTCGCCGTTCCAGACGATGATGCCGACATCGCAGAACTGACGGCGAAGGCCGAGAGTATCTACACCACCGATTACAAGCGCGCCAACGGCGGTGCCGCCATCCCAACCAAGCATGTCACCCCGGGCAATGACACCGGCAAGGTTGACGACCATGAGTTTGACGACATCATAGAGCGTAGGAAGCGCCGTTTCGGAAAGGTAGACGAAAAGAAGTAACAGAACAAACAAAAACAAAAAAGACTGATTATGGATAACTCTATGAATTACTACGACCAGATGCTCGCCCAGGGAGCCGTGATGAACGGCGGTGTGATGCTGCAGGCCGAAGGTTCCATCGGCGGTCAGCGTTATGTGTTCGCCGGTCTTGAGGCCCTTGTCAAGAACGCTTTCAACCGTCCACCAATCGGCGGTCAGCTTGCCAATCCGTTCCCCGGTCCCGCCAAGATCTACGCAGGAGACCTCATCGAGCACGACCTTGGCATTGTAAGCGGCAAGGGTGCGACAGTGAAAGTGCTGAAAGCCTACGAGGTGGCCAAAGCAACCGGAAGCGCCACAGACACGGTGATATACCTTACCCGCAACGGTTTCGTCCACATCCCGTTTGTCGGCGACAACATTATGATAGGCCAGAAAGACTTCACCACCAAGGGCACCGGTGTTACCGTGACCAAGGTAGAGACCGAGACAGACGCTACAGCCGGTGACGTATGGAAAGTAACCCTTTCCGCCACATTAGGCACACTGGAGAAAAAGACAGTTCTTGTCGAGGCATCTGCAGCAGGTGCCAGTGTTTTGCCAATGGTTACAAACCCTAACTGTTTCGCCCCGAACGACTACGACCTTCCGTTCTTCGACCTCGGTGGCGACAAGTATCACAAGCCCCGTTACAACATCAACTTCTGTATGTTGCACCCCGACCTTGTGATGTGGAAAGACAAGATGGGTCCCGTATGTCCGGCCGTTGCTGCCATGAACAAGAGCTTGTACCCAGAGTTCTGGCGCATTTAACCAACGCAAAGTATAACGTAAAAAGATTGTAACAGGATATGGGAAAATTCAATTTCAACGATTCTCGAATGGCCAAGTTCTTCTCTTCGAAGATAAACCGTGACTATTTGCAGACATACATCAACAAAGAAGGCATCCTTCTCAGTAACTACGACTGGTATCTCACCCAGGGAACCATCGCCACCGACGTTACTCCTACCGACAACAAGGGACTTGCCACCTTCTCGGTGAAATCCCGCGAGCTGAAAGCCGCCACTCTGATGAACCTCCGTGCTCCGCTCAGTGAAGGCTATCAGAAAGAGAAGGGCAACATGAACTGGTATACCGCCACCATCCCCGACTTCGCCGCCGACGGTTTCCGCGAGACCGCCACAGAGCGTTGGTATCGCATGAAGATGCTCGGTGAGGAGTTCGGTGACGACGCCGACCTCGTGGACGAGTATACCGACAAGCTTCAGGACCTTGTGGACTCCCTGAACAGTACCATGACCTTCATGACCGCCCGTCTCGCTTCTACCGGTGAGCTCGACTACACGAACATTGGCCGCGGCATCCAGGCACCTCTCCACACCGCCAACATTCCGAAGGAGAACTTCAAGAAAGCCGGCAAGCTGGAGTGGGCCAACAAGGACTGCGACATTCTGGAGCAGATGCGCCAGTTTGAGGAAAACTGGCGCAAGGCATACCCACAGTACGCCAAGACCCCACTTGTATGGCAGATGACGAAGAACGACTTCAACAACGTTCTTCTGAAGAACAAGCAGGTGCAGGAGCTTTGGAAGAGCTGGGCAGCCGCCAACTATGTAGCAGTGTTGCAGAACTACGGCGTGAACAAGGAGATGTTCCTGAAGTCCGTGACCGACCTCAACGGTCTTTCTCCAATCGAGATTGTGGAGGAGCAGGAGCAGAACATCCGTTTCGACGGCAGCGTCGAGACCATCCAGGGCTGGGCTGACGGTACGGTAGTATTGCGTCCGGCAGGCAAGGCATTCACCTTCAAGCGCAAGCAGATCAGCGACAAGGTGATATTCGAAGCCTTGGGCAACAAGATGGTAGACGTAGTTTGGGCAACCACCAACAACGGCCTCGGTCTGTTGAGGAACATGACCACTCCTAACGGATTGTATAAGGAGTTCAAGACAGACCTGTTCCTCGCTGCTGTTCCCGCGATGCTCGACTTCCCTTACCGTTGGATCATCAACATCAAGGGAAAGGGCTAACCCTAAATACCGAGAAACGACATGGAAAAGGAGTGTGAAACATACACCGTGGCCGATTATCTTTCAGGCAAAGTGAAGTTCGGCGTCAACGACGAAGCGCTGCGCCCGATACTGTTGGACCGCGGTCTCGACCTTGACATTCAATACGGCGACGCCGACAAGTCCGCCCTGCGTCTTGCCTACGCCGACATATTGAAATGGTTTGTCCTTGGTGCGAGCAAGGTGAACAACACCTCCGATTCCGATAACGGCTGGAGTCATTCGGGAGGAGGTTACGAGCTCAGCGACACCGACCGGCGCGAGTTGAAGGAAGAGGCCAACGCCATCTACCAGGAACTTGAGCCCTCGTCAGTATTCAAGAGCCAGTCCTCCTTCAAGATTGTCTCCCACGGCATCAAGCGAGCCACCTACACATCGTATGGTATGCCGTTGCCCCACGTCATAAAGCATTGAGCGTATGAGAGAGTCCCGTATTGACAACCCCCGCTACCCCCACTATGTGAGCATCGTGCGCGTCATCCACGGCAGGAAAGACCCGGACAACCCGTTCTGTGAAGCCGACGCCCCCCTACTCGATGTGGAAGAAGAGCTGTACTGCGGAAAGTGTCGTATCTACACCGACACCACCACGACCGGAGACAGCCGTATAGACGAGAACAAGCGGAAGGCCAGCATCCCGATACGTTTCGATGCCTGGTCCGGCTGCAAGTTTCCTTTGGACGGTGACATCATCCGTTGCAGGATAGGCAACCACACGGAAGAAGGCATCGTGAAAGACTGCGAGGGAGACAATAACAGGACCGTAGTGTACTGGAGTTTGAAAAGAGTGTGACAATGGGAGGATATGAACGCAGACTGTCGTTAGGCTTGCAGTTCGAGCACGAGATGCTCGGCAAGATAAACAAATACGCCTACGAGCGAGCCTACGCCATCATGAAGAAGGCCGCCGACAAGGTGGTAGAGGCATTCAAGAAGAACCGTGAGTTCTATAATGTGACAGGAAACACCTTCACCTCGTTCTATGCCTCCGTCTACTACCGCGGCAAGCTGATGTACGTCTCCCGTTCCGCAGACGGCGAAGCCCCTCCAACCCGTCCCACCCTCCGTAAAGGCGAAATCTACGACAAGCCATCCTATTATGAAGGCGACGAAGCAGATCCTCCATTCAGAGGAAAGACAGGCAAAGGCGGACAATGGGGTCCGAACCTCATCTACGGCCGCATCGGCAAGTTCAAGCCCGGAGGCGAATGGGCATTGATGTGCGTGTGCCCTGTGGAATACGCCAAGTTCAATGAGAAAATCGTCGAAACCGTCTACAGCACCTACGAAGACGTTCCATTCCTTTTGCAAATCGGCATAGCAGAAACCAACGGAACGCTAAACTTTGACATATAATGCAAGATGGACCTGAAACAGATATACTACGATTTGGGCAATGCCGTGAAAGGCATCTGTGATGTCGTCATAGCCCGCAACCGTCCCGACACGGTAGACAAGCGCTATGACAGCTTTATCGTCGTGAGCCTGCCCTACGCCATCCGTAACAACGAGATAAGCGATGACGGCTCATACAACGACTACAGCACTACCGTCCAGATAAGCATCTACACGAGGAACCGTGTTTCCTCCGGTCTCGGCAACTGCACAGACCTTGACGCCATGGACGAGAAGCTTGAGCGTGTGCTGTCCGTCTTCCCCATCCGTACCCCCCGGATAATCGTCACGAAGCCCAAGGTGATACTGCAGACCGATGACGGAGACGGATTCGACATCACGATGATACAAGGCCGTTTAAGGACAAGATAACAATAACCAACCAAAAACTTATAAGTATATGGCAGCAAAGACAAAACAGGAATTGAAGGTCGTTTTCAATGACATCGCCGACCTTTACTATCAGCAGGCCGTTGTGGACTTCGAGCAGACTACATTGAAGTTTGCCCCAGAGTTCAACCTTCCGGTGACTGTAGACACACTGCAGATCACCCAGGACGACCCGACCATCAACCACTACAAGGTAATCGGCCTTGATGCCGACTGGACCTCAAGTTCAACCTCCGGAGACGTGAAAATCCAGCTCACCGTCCCAACCCTTGACAAGGAAGTGATGAAGATTTTCTACGGCGCAGACGCCGTGAAGGATGTCCCTACAGCCACTATGACCACCGGTGACACCGAGCTTGACGGCACAACCGGTTTTGAAGGTCACGCATGGGAGCTGAAGAAGAAGAAGATTACAGGAACCTTCTTCCTTGTAGACTCAGAGAAGAAGAACCTTGTGGTAATTACCAACCTCGCCCTTTACGCCAAGCAGTTGTATGACAACCCAGGCACACAGCCGTTTGCCATCCAGCTGACCGGCAGTATTGAAGGTGCAGGCAAGAAGAGCTTCGCTTATCTAAAAAAAAAGTCAGCGTAGCGACACAGTCGGCTAAAAAGGAAGAAAAACCGACAGTCTGAGACACCACAGAACCTTAGAGGCGGCAGGCATAAGAAATGCCGTGCCGCCTTTTTAATTGTATCAATCACACTAAGCCAAATATCATGTCAGAAAAAAAGATAGAGCAACCCTCCGTAGAATACCAGAAGATGCTTGATGCCGTTCTTGCCGCCGAGCCCCTTGACGTGGAGTTCAGAGGCAAGCGCCGTACTATAGGTTGGCTCCACAAGGGTACGATAATGAAATTCAGTCATATCGTGGCGAGAGAGAAGAACGAGAACCGTCGCAATGCGAAGATATGCGCCGTTGTGCTTCTTAACAACATCTGGAAGATCCGTGCCTTCTACGGTATCTATTGGCGTTGGCTGTATTACTTCTGCGACCTTGACGATGTGGAAGTGTTGCGTCTTTTGGAAACTGCGAAAAAAAAAACTCAATCGACAGCATCCTCACTGCTTACCATATTAGTGATAGGAATGACGAATCTGAGGATGACGATGACGATGACGATGACGACGAAGGAAGTCGATGCTATCCAAGCCGAACAAGCTGGGGAGCCGCATATTCGTTAGCCGAGAAGTTCCCTTTCCTCTTCGAGCGCCGTTACGGCATCCGTGCCTACGACTACTGGTGGGGCTACACGTCAGCGCAGATAGACCTTATGGTCGCCGATCAGCCATTGGTGGTATATCCGAAGAAAGACAAGGGGCCGACCCGCAAGAAACTCGCCTCCGCCTATGCACGTTGGAAGGCACGCAAGGAGAAGGAAGGCGGCGACAAGCTTGTAGGAAAAGAAGGAGTGACGTTCGGGGATTTCCTGAAGTGAGTGTAAACAGGTATTCTGGAGAGATATGGACTTGATTAAAAAAACACAAAAATGGTAGGAATATGGCAGGAGGAAATTTAGGAGATTTGAGCATGACGCTCACGTTGAAGACGCGCATGGAGGAAGAATCCAAGAAGCTTATTAACGCTCTCAACAAGATTGACGTCACCGGCAAGCGAGCCCAGGACGCACTGAATCTGATAACGGAAGCAACAAGTACCCTTAGCAGCAAGGGAGTTGCCGACATCAAGAAACTGCAAGATGCTATAGCGCAATATCAGGCGTTTGCCGCCAGAGCTGAGGGTCTGGGGGTTGATTCCAAGACGGTCAATAATATAACCGCCATAGCAGAGCAATATGGGAAAGTGTTGCAAATACTACAAAGAATAAATGCAACCGGGAAAGGCCACGCAGGTTTTTCCGACTACCAAGACATGCAGCGCGTTGAAGAACTTTTACAGCAACGCCGCCATGCCCAGGAACAGCAAGCCAAGAGGGAGGAGGAGCTTGAGAAGCAGAAGCAGGAACGCCAGAAAATCTCCGCACAGATGGCGCAGGAGGCATACCGGCAGGAGATAGCCGCCGCCGAACAGAAGTCGCGTGCCTTCGCCCAAGCCCTACAGAAGCAGATGGAAGCAGAGGAGAAGCTCCGTCGCTCCAGGGTGGGAGGAACGGAATTTGATAGACGTCGTGCGGTCAGGGCATCCTTTGCTTCTGAGCCAACCCGTTATTACGTTCCGTTTGCCGGCAATATGGACCAGATAAATGAAGTCCAGAAAGCCTACGGCAAAGCCTTTGACGCCCTTGGAGAGAGATACGACCGGCTACAGCAGAAGATTTCCAGTTTCCACGGCCCTAAAGACGACGAATGGCTTGTGAAGACAAAAGCACAGCTTGCAGAAGTGGAAAGTCAGATGCAGCGCCTTGTCGCCGCCTCCGAGCGACTGTCAATGCAGACTGCCGCCCGACTCGATGCCACATACAAGCCCAACGCTACCACTCCGCAAGAACAAGCCCAGAGGCGTCTGCAGGAAACTAACGCCTTGAAGAACGCCATTCTTGAGAGGATGGAAGCCGAGAAGAGGGAAGCCGCTGAAGCTGCCAAGAACGAGAAGCAGCGACAGGCGGAACTTGACAAGAGCCAACAGAAAATCAAAGCACTGAAAGACGCTCTGAACAGATTATGGGGAGAGCGCCAGGCAGGAAAAGCTTTGGGGCTTGACACCTCCGAAGCCGATGCCAAGATACGTTCAATGATAAGCGCCCTGCGCACATTGCGTGAATACAGCAATATGCTTGGCAACAAGGGCGTCGGTTGGCAAAGCAGCCTCGGAAGCTTGAACTACAACTATTTCGGCACCCTCGCCGAAGGAGCGAAGCGCCTGTCCTCAGAGCAAGCCAAGGCAAACAGCGAGAAGAGACAAGCCATCGCCCTGGAAGAGAGACACCGCCAGGAAGTCGCCGCCACCGCCGCCCGTGTAAGGAGTGACCTTGTAAGCGCCTTCGAGCAGGCGAAGAAGTCAGCCGGGGGTATGAGCTCCGCAGTGCAGGATTTGAAGAGCCTCTTCCTGCAGGGCGGTCTGATATACGGCGCGAAGCAGTTTGCAGACAGTATAATACAGACCGGAGGTGAAATTGTACAGCAGCATGTAGCCCTCCGTTCCATCATCGGAGACATAGCCAAGGCAGACGAACTCTTCGCCCAGACCCAGCAGCTTGCCCTGCAGTCACCCTTCAAGTTCGGAGAGTTGAACCGAGACGTCAAGCAGCTTGCCGCCTTCGGCGTAGAAGCCAACGACCTTTACGACACGACGAAACGTCTTGCCGACATCGCGTCAGGACTTGGAGTCAGCTTCGAGCGCTTGGGACTTGCCTACGGTCAGGTAAAAGCCCGTTCATGGCTTGACGGAAAAGAGTTACGCCAGTTCGCCTACGCCGGTCTTCCATTGTTGAAGAGCATCGCAGAGATGTATAACGAAACAGGCAGGAGCGGCAAGACCGACTATACCGAAAGTGACATCAAGAAGATGATCAGTCAGCGCCAGGTGTCATTTGAAGACGTGCAGAAAGTATTGTGGGGCATGACCGACGAAGGCGGCAAGTTCTATAATATGCAGCTTGTGTTGTCAAATACCCTTTTAGGCCAGTGGAACAAGCTTATCGACGCATGGGACATCATGTTGGGCAAGTTTGCCGAAGGCAACAACGTTATCGGAGGCGTATTCACTTCGATAGTCAAACAAGCCGCCAATCTTGTCCTTATGCTCGACAAACTTTCCCCGGCTTTGGTATCATTCGGTGCGATGTTCGCCCTGCGTAAAGGTTTAGGTGCAGTAGCTGCAAGAACAGGTATAGCACAGGAACTCACGGCGATGAAAGCGGCACAGGCAGCCGAATTGAGACGCTATGCGATAGCACAGCAACGTCTGTTGGTAGAAGGAAAGATTACGCAGGAAGAGCTAAGACAGAATCTTGTCGCCAGAGCAGGTTTCCTGAATGGCACGATAAACAAGAGGAATGCGATGGAAGAGCTTGCGATAAAAGGCAAACTCTCAATGTTGCAGATGCAACGTCTTGTCCAAGAGCGCATGATCTCCCCAGAGCTTATCAAGCAGCTTGAGCTGATGGGTATGATAAGCAGCAAGCAGTCAGAGCTTATTCTCAAAAGCGGTCTTATAGCCCGCAGTCAGCTCGCCTGGAACCAAGCTACGAGCAAGTTGGGAAGCCTTCTCACAGGTGGCAATGTAGCCGCCGTAGGAGCCGCCGTAGGAGCTGCGATATGGATGGGCTATGACCAATATACGAGCAAGCTTGAGCAAAGCATGGAAAACATGCGCAAGTCAGCCGAAGACCATTTCAAGCAGCTCAGCGATTATGTAAAAGGACTCCCTGCCAGTCCAGGTGAAGGCGACAAGATTGCCGGAATAGACAATATGAAAGACCTGCTGACACAGACAGGCTATTTCACAGACGAACTCAACGAGCAGCTTGAGGCATGTGGTGACATCAACGAAGAATACGACCTTCTGGTTTCCAAGACAAAGGAGTCATCTGAAAATGCCAAAGCCCAAGGGCAGTACACCCAGATGGCCGCCAATGCCATGTTCGAGAGCCAGAGAGGAGGAGCGTGGGCTGGTCAGTACGATATACTATCCCGTATATCCGACGCTGCAGGTCTTTCCGAACACGGCGGTGTTTTCGGTTATATCAGCGGTCTATTTAATGATGATCTGGAGAAGAACAGCAACGACCTGAACAACAGTCTGATGAAAGTCTCAGCCCAACTTGACATATTGTCAAGCGATGCGAGGAGCAAGCTTGAAAGCGTCGCCGATGCTTTCTTGAGCCCGGAACAACGTGTAATGTCACTTGAGGAGAAAATCGCCTACCTCGCCAAGTACAACAGTGACGCTTGGGAAGAGATAGTCAAGAGAGTAGCCAACGGAGACGAGACAACCGCCAAGCACCTCAAGAACATCGGCAAAGCAGGCAAGAATATGTCAAAAGACCTGAAAGAGATAGCCGAAGACGACTTCCCGAAGATAATGGAAAGCTGGCGCAAAGACCTTGGTATGACCGAAAGTGAGTTCAAGACCTTCTGCCAGCGCAACCCTAAAAAGTTCCAGGCGATGTTTGACAGTCTCCTGTCAATCGCCAACATTTCAGCGCCGAAGATACGCGAGGCACTGAAAAGAATGTGGTATGAAGCCGCCGATATGGTTGTTCCAGAGACCCCGAAACCCAAGAAGCCGAAAGGTTGGACGAACCCTTTAAGAGAAGGCACGATAGGCAGAAAGACATACGACAAGCTCGAAGCCGCCGGTCTGCTAAAGAACAAGCACAGAGACATGGCCAATGTCCTGTTTAACATAGACCAGGGCAAGAGTTCCGGCTGGCACGAGTACGGAGAAGCCATCCGCAAGCAATACAAAGAATGGCGTGATGAGAACAACCAGGCCAGGAAAGCCGGGGAGAAGCAGCCCTATTACTACAAGATGAAGCTACTTGAAGAAGCCGCGGCCAAGATAGGCGTTTCCCTTGATGTCGGCAAGGACAAGGTAAGCGGAGATTTCGGCAAAGACGGCGGCAACAAGGACGACAAGGTACTGAAGGCCCTGAAAGACAAGGTGTCGCTGTATAAGACCTACTACACAGAGCTGCAGAAATACCGAAAGCTGTATGGAGCCGATGCCGACAAGGAGCTGATGAAGGACAAGAACTTCGCTCCTATCAAGGGATATGGCCTGAAAGACCGCAGTGACTACGGCGGCAGTATCCGTCAGCTTGTAGGCAGACTGCCGAAGAACACGGAAGAGCGCAAGTCGTTCGTCGAGCAGTCCATCGCCGGAATCTCGTCCAAAGAGCGTGAAGAAGAGCAGAAGAGAATAGAAGACGTGAACAGCGAGTTGTCGCGCAAGCTCGACCTGCTGTCAGAAGAATACGACCTATACAAGCAGCTCTATGATCTGACAGGCGACAGCCAAGGCGCTATGCAAGTAGCCTTCCAGGGGAATACCGTACAAAGCCAGAGCCTCCTGCAGTCGCTTATGAAACAGATACAGGACGAGCTTGACAAGAGCCATCCGGGAACTAAAGCCGCAGATGTCACAGCACTGTCTGACAACGATTTCAACAAGCTTTTCGGAGAAAAGAGCGAAGCGTTGAGCGTATTGGTGCAGCGCTACAAGAAAGAGAGTGACAAGGTGCGCCTCGACACCATCAAGAAAATGACAGACCTCATCAAGGACAACAGGACCTTGGATCAGCAGATTGCCGACCTCGACAGGGAGCACGAAAGCAACCAGACAAAGATATGGGGAAGCAGCACCACCACCGAAATGAAGAAACGCGCTTCGGAAGGCGAGAACAAGGAATGGCAGGACAAACGCGCCAAGCTTGAGTTCGAACAGTTCAAGAACAACACCGACTGGGTGACGATTTTCGACGACCTTGACAGGGTGTCATCGAACACTATCGACACCATGTGCACGGAGATAGAGAAATTCTCGAAGAAAGCCGGTCTGAGCGTAGAGGTGGTGAAGCAGCTCCGTGATGCCCTTGACAAGCTGCGCAACGAGCAGATTGACCGCAGCCCGTTCGGTGTGATGTTCAACACCATAGGCCAGGGCAATGCTATCGGTGACTTTCTGAAACGCAGCGAACCCGGCAAGGACGGCAAATATATAGTCAGTGCCGAAGCGGGCAAACGTATGGGCATGCAGGAAGGCAAGTATACCAAAGGCGAGCTTGAGAACGGGCAGCAAGGCAAGTACACGGATTTCAGCAAGAGCCTCCAGAGCGTCGCCAACAAGTTCAAGGCATTGGAAAGCATCATGTCGCCCGTGGTAGACCTCTTCGCCGCTTTCGGCAAGGAAGACACCGTGGCCGGCGGTATAATACAAGGTGGCAGTGACGCCTTGAGTGCAGCAGGCAGTACAGCCGGAGCCTTGAACAACCTCGGTCTGGAGCAAGCCGGTCCGTACGGAGCCGCTGCCGCTGCCGCCATCAGTATCATCAGCAGTTTCGCCGCCGCCCATGACGCCGCTTTGGAACGCGAGATAGAAGCCAGCAAGCAGCGTCAGAAAGAGATGGAGAATCTGACCAAGAACCTCCAGCACGCCATCGAGATTGCCCTGGGAGGAGTGTATTCATACACTATGAATGACAAGACCCGCGACAAGCTCACGGAAGTTCTTGAAACCTTCCGGAAAGAGAACACCAAATTCAATTTCCAGACCCAGAAATGGGAGAAGACCAACAAGAACAAGAGCCGTTACAGCGAACAGACCGCAGAGCAGGTGGAGAAGTCGCTGCAAAACAAGGACAGCAATTTCGATGCCCAGCTCGCCTCCCTTATGGTCCAGCGCGACGAGCTCCAGAAGCAACGCGACTCCGAAAACAACAAGAAGAAGAAAGACAAGAACGCCATCAGTGACTACGACGCGCAGATAGAAGAAGCCAACCAACAGATTTCCGAATTTGCACAGGAGTGGGCCAAGACCATCTACAGCATTGACCTCAAAGACTGGGCGAGCCAGTTGACGGACGCCATTATTGAAGCCTGGCAGAAAGGCGAAGATGCCGTTGATGCCTACGAAGACAAGGTGAAAGAGCTGATGAACAGTCTGACGAAGAACATCCTTTCGCAGAAGATCCTGGAAGTGGCATTGAAGCCGACCCTTGACAATCTTGAGAACAAGCTAAAGGCCAACGGCGGCAAACTGGAAGCCGAAGACGTGCTCTCCATCACCGACAGTCTGATAGATGCCGAAGGCAATGCCATCGACTCCATCGTCTCCATCCTTGACAGTCTGAAAGAAAAAGGTCTCGATCTGAGTGAGAACGGCAGTCTTTCGACAAGCAACACCATCAAGGGAGTCACCGAAGAGACCGCCGACCTTCTCGCCAGTTACATCAACGCCATAAGGCTCGACGTGAGCGTGAACCGCGCCAACCTCTCCATTGTCGTTGAAGCCGTGAAGCTTCTCCCTAACCTCAATGTCATCGCCCAGTCGCAGCTCACCCAGCTAAATACCCTTGTAAGCCTTTCGCAGGCGCGTAACGACAAGCTCGACCAGATGTACGACTGGATGCGTTCGACCACCAACGGAACAAGAAAACTATACATAGCATAAGACATGAGCAAGACAAGCAACAAGGAGCGCCGTCTCTCCGACAAGATGAAACACGAAGCAGTCACATTGGGTCTGTGCGCCCAATGGACCGCCGAGTGGCAAGACGGCACGAACAAAGACGATATGGTAGAAAAATTCGTTGAAGGCATAGACTTCTGCATCCAACACAACTGGCCCAGTGTGGAAGTGATGAAAAAGAGCTTCGGCGACGTCATCCACCGGCACGGAGTATATGTTGACGAAAGCACCAGTCTCCTCAATCCTTTCACTGCTATATTCAACGGCCATTGCGATGCCTCCGTAACCTGCCGTGACTACGCCGTCAGCAACATCTACGTGCGTCACAAGAGCAAAGTGAGGATAACCGCAGGCGACCAGTCATACGTAAGAGTGAACCTCTACGACGACAGCGAAGCAACCATCCACTGCGAAGGAAGAGCAAGGTGTTTCGTGTACCACTACGGCGGAAGACTGACGAGTGAAGGCAGAGTGACAGTCAGGGAAAGAATGAAAGAGTAATAAAAATGCGATATTTATTATATATTTATACATAAATTATTAACTTTGTTGTAAAATATTGCGTTATGACCGATTATTACAAAGTATATATGCAGAAAGAAGGCGACGGAGCCCCATTGAAAGAGACTATCGCCGCTTTCGGCATGTACTGCATGAGCATCCCGATGAGCGTCGGCGACGGCATCAAGGCCCTGAGTGAGAGGAGCTGGGCAGGCGAAGACGGTCTTGACACCTATGTACCCGGCCGTTTGAGCCTCGAAGCCTACACGATAAAGATAAAGTTCGGCTACAAAGGTGCGAAATACGGCGCCAACCCCAAGCTCAAGGAATTTGTGGACTACCTCACGGGAGCAGACGGCAGCGGCGTTTACATGAAGCTGTACTGCGACTATACAGGCATAGGCAGACGCCATGTGCGCCTCACGAAGCTACCGGGTGAAGCCGAGCTTGTGAGGAACGGCGATGAAGGCGACATCCTCGTCGCCGAGTTTGAGTTCAAGGCAGACGACCCCGTCACCTCAATATCAATATCCACCATCACCAACAAAAAAGGCATAATAACCAGACTGGGATGAAGAGCAAGATAACCATATACAAGAAAGACGGCACCCCGCTGAAAGACACCGGCGGCAAGGAAATATCCGTCAGCACCCTTGAATACAGCGGTGAATGGATGGGAGCGTGCAATGTCAGCGTCACCATCGAGAACGAGCGCCCCATCCCTTTCAGTATCGGCGACTATCTGGACTACCGTGGCGAGCGTTTCGAGATAAACTACGACCCCGGCAAGATCAAGAACGCCCCGTCCGGTGTGAAAGGCGACGGTTTCAAGTACAGCAACATAGTTTTCAACAGCCCTGTAGACGAGCTCTCCCGTTCAGAGTTCCTCGACATCGTGTTGAACGACAACAACATCCATTACACCGCCCTTCCCAAGTTCGTGTTCTACGTGAGCAGTCTCGACGACATCGCCGACCGTCTGCAGGCCAACCTGAACGAACAGTTCGGCGACGGATTGTGGCACGTATATACGCGCGACCGCGTGAAGAGCGTCACCGACCGCGGCTGCGACGGCACTTTGTGGGACGAGCGCTACAAAGGCGCAGGAGCAGGCAAGACAATAGAAAGCACCTCCCTTTCGGTAAGCAGCCAGAGCTGTTGGGACGTGTTGAGTCTCGTGAACAGCCAGTTTGACGTGAATTTCGTGGTCCGCGGCAGGAACATCTACATCGAGCCAGCCGAGATATGGGCCGACCACATTTTCGAGTATGGCAGGGGCAAGGGCCTGTATGAGATAGAAGAAGCCGCAGACAGCAGTCAGCTCGTAATCACGAGACTCCGCGCCTACGGTTCAGACAAGAACCTCCCCAACCATTACTACGCCGAGATAGGCACGCTGAGCTACGCCATCATCAAGAACAAGACATACTCCCTTGAAAGCAGATGGGTGAGGCTCGTCCTTGCGCTGGAATACGACGACAAGTATTTCACGAACAAGATAGACGACATCGAAGGACTGTGCCACGATGCCCATCTGGTGAAAGTCCGTCTGTCAACAGGAGAGGCAGTAAAAGGCTTCGTGGAGCGCAGTTACTATGACCTCGACGGCAATTACCATAGTGAAGGCACCAAATACACCCTGTTGCAAGTAGAAGCCAGGAACACCGCCAACCCCACCCACTACCCCATCGCCGACAGCAACCCCACGAATGTTGAAGCCTTCATCAGAGGCAGCGGCGTTGGCAAGCGCGTGTATTTTGACGAAGGTACAGTGAAGACCAACATCCCGTCAGGCAACCTCGACGGTACGAGCCTCGTTCCCGACAGGATGTCAGTAAATGTCCTTATGCTGCCCGGCTTCCCGGAGAAATCCCTCCAGGAGTGGTGGGAAGCCCAGAGTGACGATATAAAGAACTATGTGAATCCCAACGGCCGCAAACATTATTTCTCCACCGACAAATACAGGCCCTACATAGAGTCAGAGAACCGCGACAAGATAGGCATACGTCCGTCATCAGTGTTTTTCGACACCGACAACGAAAAAGAAGGCTTGAAGGACATCTATCCCACGATAGAAGAAATGAAAGTGGACGGTCAGCGCATCGACGAAATAGAGACCGGAACGGAAGAAAGCGTTACCGACCCCGGTGTGTTCAAGGACACCGTGAAAGACATCCCCAATTTCGACATCTATCTGAAATCACAGATAAATTTCGATTTACAGCTCCTTGCCCAGAGCGATTTCCAGGTCAACATGAAAGACGGTATGTGCGGCGGCAGGAGTTTCAATGTAGCCGCCATCCACCACGAGAAAGACGGAAGATGGCGTCTGAAACTTGAAAGAGCGAAAGACAGCGACCTCAACCTCTATTTCCCCTACAAGGATTTCCCTATAAGCAAAGGCGACCATTTCGTCCTTACCGGCATCGACCTGCCGAAAGAATACATCGAAAACGCCTCCATAGAGATGCTGAAATACGCCATCGCCAAGCTTGACGACAATGACTACACCCGCAAGACCTACACCCCGAAAGTAGACGAGATATTCATGGCACGCCAGGATGATGCTGCCGAAAGCGATACGACAGGCACCACCATTTCCCTCTACAAGACACTGAAAGAAGGCGACATCCTCCAGTTCAGGGACGACGACCTTTCCATTGACACGAGGATAACCATCAACAACCTCGTGATAAAGGAGCAGGACGGCAAGATTCCCACCTTTGAGATAACCCTGAAAGAAGAAAAGGAAGTCAGCACCATCAAGAAGATCCAGAACCAGGTATCAAGCATCGTCAGCGGTTCCTTGGGTCTCGGCAGCTTCACGAGCAGACAGATAGAACAGATGGTAGCCCAGGCAGGCAAGAACCATTTCCTGTCGAAGACGGAGGCAGATACAGCCAAAGGACTGATAACATTCCTCCGCGGCATCCAGCTTGGCAGCGAGTATTCCATCAGCGAGCTGGGAGAGGCGGTGCTGAAAAGCCTCACTCTGGGGAAATACGGCATCACAAGCACGGGAGACGCGACACTGGGAGAGATAGCATCGACGGACTATAACGCAGACGAACAGAGCGGCTACGGACTGAAGAAAAGGAATGACGGAAAATACAAGCTCTCGCTTACAGACCTTGAAGTATGGGGCAAGGCGGTGTTCCATGAACTTGAGATACGCAAGCTGTCGTATGTCGGCGGTAATTTCGTTTTCTCCCCGGCAGGAAGCAGTCTGTATCACGTAGAGCTGGTGGAAGGGGACTACTGGTGCTATATCCTTGCCGACGACGGAGAGAAGGCTACAGAGAATCTTTGGAAGGAAGGCGACTTGGCAAGATGCAAGACCTTCAACGTGAAGACAGGAGTGTACCAGAATGTGCAGAACAAGGACTACTGGCGCAAGGTGACGTGGGTATCGCCAAACACCTACGAAAACGACAACAGCGGCAAGACGATCCTTGCCGGACGGAAATTCCACCTGATAGTGCTGAGCGGCACCGACTGCATGACAGGCAGTGACATCCCGTCGGCAGGCGACGACATCTGCTGCTTGGGAAGCAAGACACATGCGACGGAAAGAGGCAATGCCGTGATGATAAACACTACTGGCGATGGAGCGCCGAGCTTCATCCAGTATGCCGGCATCAATGATTACACCCTGACGGGCAAGGAGGTGACGAAACTCTCCCCGAGCGGCAACATCATCCGTGGCGCTTTCTATGCGCAGAACGGCACGAAGGAACTGTCGTTCGCACTTGACGAGCAGGGAAAAGCACTTGACGAGCAGGGAAAAGCACTTGACGGACTGTCGAAGACCATCGCCGAGCTGAAAGTAGAAGCCGACAAAATTTCCGCGAAGGTGGATAACGTGGCGAGGACATACCGCAACCTCATCCCCGACTCCAAGGTGATGCTGAGGAGCAACGGCTATGAAGTGTGTCGCAGGACAGTGAGACTTGAAGCAGGGACTGTCTACACGCTCAGCACGAGAGGCACGGCGGAAAACAGTCTGACAAGCACAGGAGGCAGTCTGAGAGTCTACCTCTACAATGACGGATGGTCATTCGTACAGGCAGTGGAAATCACCGGCGAAGACCAGACCGCGAGCGTCACCTTCGACATTACCGAAAGCGGAAACTACAATGTGGCAGCCTACGCTTGGCACAATGAGTCAGTAAGCGTTTACGGCAACAGACGGGCGCAGGAAAAAGGATTCTTCCGTCTCGACTATATGCAGATAGAAGAAGGAGACACGGCGACACCCTGGACCCCAGCCGAAGAAGACCCTGCCGTAACAGGCAATCTTCTGCCCTGTCTCGATGAAGGAGGATGGGTGAAGGCATCGGGAACGGAGCTCACCACCGACGCTTACGTGGTGGACGGAAGACACACTACGGTAGCCCACTACAAAGATACGAAGAACAAGGCGCTCATGCTGCTGCAATGCCCTGTGACACTGGACGGAGAATCCGCTTACACCCTGTCTATGTGGGTGAAGGGCACGGGCACCTTAGGAACGATACTCGGACCTGCATGTTGCGCGCTCACAGAAGACAACCAAGGACACGAATCTACAGGTGCGGCAGGAGGAGTGGCAAACACCCTCACGGCAGACTGGAGGAAGATAATCGTAAGATGGTCAACGGCATTCAGCGTCTACAACATGATAAAGAACTCCGGCTACAACGACGCGGCAGGACAGCTCACGTCATGGAACAGGATGGGAACATGGGAGGTGAGAGCCAACGGTATGGCTTATCTCACGGCTTTACCCACAAGCACAGGCTACGGTCAGATTTCGCAGACGGTCTCTCTCTCTGCCGGCAAGATATACACCCTGCAGTTCAGCGTCACCAGTTTCGGACTCACACTACTGCTCGCCAACACGACCCTTGCGGAAGTGTATCTCGACGGAAAGGCAGTCACGGCGACCAGCAGCGGCAGCATAACGATAGCCGCAGACGAGACTATCACAAACCACACAGTGACCTTCCAGGCAAAGAATGTGAAGGGCAACTCACAGCTCGTGATATTCCGTTTTACGCAGAAATACGCCGGCATCGGCAAAGTGATGCTCAACGAAGGACACATCCCATCGGTGTACCACACGCTGGAAGACGTGAAAGACACCCTTGTCCCCGTGCAGCTCTCTGCCGGCGGCGAAGTGTGGGTGGCAGGAGTGAAGCTCGAAAAGAGCTACAGGGCCACGGAATACACAGAGCGTACCCTCACGGCAGGTCAGCTTCTGCCCGTCGGCATCGACATCGAGGCACAGAAGATAATCGCCACGGCGGACAATTTCCTCGTGAGGAACAGGCTGGGCGAGACCACCACGGCAATCACTGCCGACGGGCAGCTCACGGCAGGCATACTCGCAACGATGAACAGAGGCGAGGGCTACGTGAAAGCACAGGACGGACTCATGGAAGTGTTCAACGGCAAGGGTCAGCTGAACATCCAGTTCGGTCTCGATCCGAACAGCGGAATGATGGTGCTCTCGTATTACGACAACCTCGGCAACCTTCTTTACAATCTCGGTCCCGGCGGACTTGAGAACAAGGGCTTGCAGACCGCCAGTGTGTCAACCTATTCGGCAGAAAGACTCGGCACCTTCTTCGCGAATGTGATTGTGATGGGCGGTGTGACCTCATACGACGATGATGTGTATCACACCAATTCCGACGGAGACAATATCATAGACAGCAAGTTCAAGAGTCAGCTCATGCCAAGCGCCGCTACAGGAGCAGGCTACGAGCCGAAATCGAGAATGAACCAGTCTGCCGACATCTATTACTATCGTGCTGCGAGGGTTAGCAACGCTTATGTAGCAGACACTGCCAACGGCATCAACACCCCTGCTCTGGCACAACAGGCAGACGGAAAATGGTTTAACCGCCGACCGCTGTATTTGAACGGCAGTTTGCAACTTATCACCTCGGGAGTGTATATCGAAAAGGGCGAGAAACTGCATTGGGGAACGAAGAAGAACGGACTGAATGTGCTCGCCATCTACGTGTATAACTACTATACCGACGTGGACGGAACGAGAGAGAGAGTGGAAGTTTTTGTGGAATAAACAAAAAAACAATAAAAAACATGAGAAAGGTAAGAATCGGCAATGACATCAATGTCAGATGGGAGGTGAAGACGGACGGACAAGCCGTGAGCCTCGAAGGGAAGGCGCTGAAGCTCTACCTGAGGTCGGCGTATAGGAAAGAAGAAATCACGACCTTCACAGTGGAAGGCTGCGTGGTGAGCTTTGTCTACCCTGCTTCCATGCAGCGCATGACGGGAGCAAGGGCGGTGATACTCGAAGACGCTACCGAAGGAGCACCACGTAGGACAGTCTGTGCAGACCAGGCATTCATACTCGTGGCACATTCCTGCGAGGAGAGCGACGACGATGTGGAGTTCGAGGATTTTATGGTGAGTCTACAGAGCAACGTGCTCATAGGCAAGCCCGGACTTTCGGCATACGAAGTGTGGCTCAGTGAGGGCAACACGGGAACACTCGCAGACTGGTACGCTTTTCTGCGCAAGCCAGCCACCGACATCGCCGCAGATGTAGCGGAAGCAGAAGCGGAACGCAAGGCAGCGGAAACGGCAAGACAGGAGGCGGAAGAAGGTCGTATCACCTCAGAGCAGGAGCGCACTACTGCCGAAACCGCACGCGACAAGGCGGAACAGGCAAGGCAGGGCGACGAGAACCTGCGCAAGACCGCAGAGGAGAACAGAGCGAGCGCCGAGACCGGCAGAAGCGATGCCGAGCAGCGCCGCGATGCAAACGAGACATCACGTGAGAAAGCGGAGAAGATGCGCAAGAGTGACGAGGCAGACCGCATCCGCAACGAGAAAGAGCGTGAGGATGCGGAGACAAGCCGCAAGGCAACCGAAAAGCTCCGTGATACGGCAGAGAACGACCGCAATGATGCCGAGCAGGAGCGCCGTCAGCACGAAAATGTGAGAGCAGACGCTGAGGGCAAGCGCGACGCTGCCGAAACGCTGCGCAAGCAGGCTGAGACTGGCAGGGACAATGCCGAGCAGGAACGCACCACGGCAGAGCAGACAAGGAAGGACAGCGAAGCCTCACGTGTGGCTACCGAGCAGGAACGCACTGCTTCTGAACAGACAAGACAGGAGAACGAAACTGCAAGAGTGACCGCTGAAACCGAACGTGGCAAGAATGAGACCGAGCGCATAACTGCTGAAACAGAGCGCAAATCAGCTGAACAGGAACGCACGGCAGCCGAAAGGGAGCGCACCACTTCGGAACAGGCGAGACAGGAGAACGAGACGACAAGAGTGTCCGCCGAAACCGAACGTGTACTTGCCGAGCTCTCACGACAGCGTGCAGAGGCAAAGCGTGAGCAGGCTGCGAAAGATAACAAGGCTGCCAATGATGCTGCGGTGGCTGCTGCCGAAGCCGCTACTGCTGCTGCTTACACTGCTACGGGCAAGGCGGACACGGCAGCGACAAATGCCGACACGGCAACGGCTAATGCCAATGCCGCCGCCAACGGAGCAAGCAAGGTGAACGCCGTGATGGACGACGACCATGTGCTGACCGTTACCGACCGCACAGGAACAGTGAAGACTGCCGATTTAGGTGATGTGAGCGATGTAGCGAGAATGAAAAAGAGCCTTGGTCCGTATTCGGAGCGTCCTGACATTGTGCTCACTCCTTCGGAGCAGAACGTGGCTATTTCTGCCGACGGTGTGAAGGTGAGCAAGCAGGGCTGGGCGATTGCGGTGTTTACTGCCGAGCTTGGCAACGAATACCTGTTCAAGCCGGGGGCTACAGACGGAAATGTGTGCGTGTTTGCCGAGTATATCGACAAGATTGAGCGTAGGGCGATTGAATATACATACACATACGACGAGAAGGGACGCATAGCCTCTGCCAAGGCTACATACGATGGCAAGACTCATTCTTACACCTACGCATACGATGCTGATGCTGCGGCTGTAGAGAGCTGCGTGATTACCGACGACCAGACAGGGCAGACCGTGGATTATCTGCCTGCTACATTCCAAACTACCGTGGGCAGCTATCAGCCGATGACTCTGCTCAATGCCGATGCTGAACTTCCAGAGGACGGATATTGTCGCTTTGTGTCAAACTTTCAGTCTCGCAGTGCCATCAAGGTGGTGGTGAGCTATAAGGTTGACGTTGCCGACCTTACGATGAAGGTTGTGAGGGACGGAATGACGGCGAGTATGTGTACGCAGCTCAGCAAGATTAATCAGAAGGTGGACGAAACGAAGGCAAACATCGAGACTCTGAGAAGCGAGATGGAGGGCATGGCCGACTATTATGTCGGCGAGAACGACGAGAAGACAGGTGATCCAAATTTCAAGAACTGCAAAGGCAACAAGGAAATCTTATCCGACTGGCACTTCTATCTCATCGACCACACCGACAACACAGGAGAGGCTACGCACCCTGTGGGTGAGCTGATGGGTAACAATCTCTTCCGCTTCAAGAGTGGAGCGTTCGCACCTACCGTGGGCATTACGGAGGAGATGCGTGCTGCGTGTGACGTGCAGCTCTATACCGATGCTGAGCACACTACTCCATTGACGCTGAAAAATGGTGTTATTGTAACCGATAAGGCAGGTGAGCACCCTTACGACGCAGCGGAGGTTTATAATTCCCTGGGACTTGTTGACCTATACGATGGCGAGGGTAACAAGGTGCGCCAGTTGTTGCCATGGGAGACCACGGAGACGAAGTATTCGGTGATGATAGGCAGATACGACACCCTCTATCCTGTAGACCGTCAGACAGGCGACAGCGGCAAGATGCTGACAGGAATATTCAAAAAACCCGTGAAGTATGATGGTATAGACACCGGCAGATTTCCATTTCTCGGCACTGCAATGTCGCCATGTCCTATTACTACGTTGGGCGGCAATGCAAGGAATTTTTTCTATACCTATGCCGTGGGTGATACGAACACGATGAACCACGTAAGCCAATATGGAAAGGATGTATGCTCGATGTTCGTAGACGACGGACGCACATATCCGAGAAGCAGTGATATTTCCCAGGCAATGAATAAGGCTGTAGCCCGTGTGTCTAATGTCAATTCACAATCGCCGGTGCCGTTTGCCGAGGGTGGCTATCACTCTCTGAATGTATTCATCATTTGTATGGAATTGCTCTATGGTACGAAAAATCTTCACGCCAACGCACTCTTCGGTTCGGGAATATCGAGCAACGACAACGTAAAAAACGAAAACGATTGGAGAGAGAACGGCGGAGTGCGCACCAAGGAGCAGGGCACCCAAGACTGGGTTTATTCCATTTTGGGCAGACAAGCGTACTTTGGAGCGAATGCCAATATGGACACGAACAACTTCAGTTATTACATCAACTATGGCAGACCGAAGGAACAGTGCATGGAGAGCCAGATGGCAGCATCGTGGGCTACGGAGTTCGGTGTGGCAGAAGATACGGATTTTGATGCATACGGAGCTGTCTACCGATATAAGAATATCCCCGGTGCAGAAAAACTTTCTGACGGAGTGATGAACTGCAAGGTTTACCGTATCAAGAAAGGCACCTGTAAAGGCTACAAGGATGCCAGCACACAAGTGACCTACGACCTCGAACTGTCGTTAAGAATGAGTCTGATACACGGCATGAATCTCAGTGGTGACATCTATGCCTATTGGGGTGGCGGTTTGGAGATGGTGGGAACCAACAAACTCGATACTGGAGGCAGATATAATCCGGAGCAGTTAAGAGACGCCTATGTGGATTTCTACCTGGAGACAGATCAGAGGAAATGGGTGGACGAAAATACATACACCAAGGCGAACCTCGGAACCTTCAGCTTTGAGTCTCTATATCCCAAGGTGGGAACCTTCGGTCCTCCTATCCTCTCAGAAGGATATACACAAGACCGCCTCGGCTTTACTCCTTACAAAATTGCAAATGGTGGCAACATACAGAGCTGGCAGTGTTTTTTTGCACAATCCTATCCATATTGGAGCCGTCGTAAAGACGAGCGTGTCCGTATTTGCTTGCGTTTACGTAACACTGCGAATGCTGTGTCTTGTTCGCCTCGGACTTTGTATGCTCTCTATCCGTCGAATGATATGGCTGCGTTTACTGGAGGTTCCGCCCAGTGCCGAATCGTGCAACGTGGCGAATAATCAGAAATATCTTACAAACCAGAAAAAACGAAAAGAAAAATGGAGAAGTATTATTTTGACAATCCGCAGCCAAGACTGACTGTTGGCGATGGTGTTGTTCTGCTGCTTGTGAATGGCAAGCAGGAGACGGCAACAATGGGTGGTATGCCTGACGGGAACGGACTGGAGACTACCGAAGCTGTAGAACGTAAGGTGTGGGTGTATGACGGTGTGCGTCTGGAAACAGGCGGAATGACATCGGAGGCTGCTCTGACTGCTGCGGCACAGAAGATGGTGCTGGAACAGATAGACAAATACGACACCTCCCCTTCCGTTAACGGCTTCATGCTGAACGGACAGAGGGTGTGGCTGAACAAAGATACGCGTGTGGGATTGATGAACTCCACCTCCATTGCAAAGGCGATGGGAAAGACGACAACAACGCTGTGGTTCGGAGGAATGGAGATAGAAGTGAACTGCGACAAGGCTATCGGACTGCTCTCTGCTTTGGAGATGTATGCCTTAGAGTGCTTCAATGTGACGGCAGCGCACAAGAAGGCGGTGGCGGAACTGAATACCGTGGAAGAGGTGCTTGGCTATGACTACACCAAGGGCTATCCAGAACAGCTAAGAATGGAGGTAAGCCTATGATGTGGATGGTAATCTTGAGCTGCGTGATATTCACGGCATACGTAATCGCAATGGCGATGAGATACGGAGCCAAGGAGGTGGTGAGCGAATATGCCTACGAAGGAGGGATGACGCTCTTCACTGCCTGTATAGGGTCGAGCGCAGCACTGCTGATGCCGGTGATGGTGGCAGTGGCTCCCGAAAACTGGAAATTCCTCGGCTTCCTCGCTGCCGCGGCACTGGTGTTCGTTGCCGTTGCTCCACACTACAAAGGTGACGAGGCGAAGCTGCACAAGACTGCTGCAAAGGTGGCAGGGGTGTGCGCAGTGGCCTGGGGAATGGCAACCTGTTGGGAGATAGTTGCTTTGAGCCTTGTGGCTTACGTAGCCGTGATGCAGGTGACTAAAAGTCGCTGGGCATGGCTCGCTGCGGAACTGGCAGGGATGGGGATGGTGTATGGTGTGTGTGTTTACAAGTTGATGGTTTAACCTTATAAATGGAATTGAATGAGAAAGATTATGAATAGAATAACGAAAGGAGGTGCGCATGAATGAGGGACTGGCGAGAGGAGGGATTTTCCTGTTCATAAGTAGCGGAACATTTTCGAAGGAAGCACTGGGCGTAGTGTATGACCTGCGGTGGATGCTGATACTGATAGCAGTGCTGATAGTGGCGGACTTCTGGTACGGACTGAGCGAGAGCCTTCAGAAGAAGGAGCATTTCAGATTTTCCAGAGCAGGAAGACGAACCTGTAACAAGTTCATGGACTACATCGGCTACCTGCTGCTTGGAACATTCTTCGGTCTGGGCATCTTCGAGCCGCTGGGCATCGCCAACCACGTGACAACGGCGGCGGTGGGACTCGGCTTCGGGTGTATCTGGGAAGTGGACAGCATCGTGGGGCATATCTGCGCCCTGCACGGAGTGACAAACAAACTGAGTATAAAGAAATTCATCATCTGCCTTATTCGCAAGCGCAACAATGACGTAGGCGATGCGATCGAGGAGGCACTTGAGGAAGAAGATGACAAAAAACAGAATTAAAATGAGAAAGATAGAAAGGATTTTCGTGCATTGCACGGCAAGCAACCAGAACTGGGGAACGAAGGAGCTTTGGGCGGAGTTCAAGGCGAAAGGATGGAAACAGCCGGGCTATCACTATGTAGTGACTGCTGACGGAGGCGTACATCAGATGCTCGCAGTGGAAGAGGTGAGCAATGGAGTGAAGGGCTACAATTCCACTGCCATCAATGTGGCTTATGTGGGAGGAATAGAGCGACCGAACAAGAAGATTGTGGCAGTTGACAACAGGACTCCTGCGCAGAAAGCGACACTGAGGAAGCTGCTTGGCATACTGCACAAGAAGTACCCTGCCGCAAGGATAATGGGGCACCGCAGCATCTGGGGAGAGGACACACCGAAGAAATGGGAGAAGAGCTGTCCTTGCTTCAACGCGGTGGAGGAATATAAGGATATTTAGTTTTTTCTTCATAGTTTTAAGTGTTAGTTAATTTTTTCAAGCCTCGGTCCGTGAGGATAGGGGCTTTTCAAAAAGGCGTTCTTTGACTTGCTGGAATACCGCTTGTGCTATTCAAGAATTTTCTTTATCTTTGCAAGAAAATAAAAGCTGATGACAAGAAAGGTTGGCATTTTACAGAAGTTCAACACCCTCCACAAGGAATTGTCTTTGCTTGTCGGTTTTATTCTTGCCGTTGCCGTTACATCTTTCAGACTCGGGATGTATTACGAGAACATAAAGAAAGAACGTGAGATTACCGAGATGAGAAACGGACACACCAAAGAATTGCTTGAACAGAAAGAGAAATATATGGAGAAATATTTTGAGCTGAGAGAAAAGAATATTGAGATAATAAATGAATACGGTTATGGAAAAGAAAAATAGTAATTCACTGGGTTGGCTACTGTTTATAGTTACGGCTGTATTTTCCGTAACTTATTTCCTTATCAGCAACTATCATATAGACGGATTAAGGAAAGATATAGAACAGAAAGATGAAATCATACAAGATTACACCCGTCTTGTATCAGAGCCGAAGATGGTTTCTGACAGGAACGGCAACAAGATTTCCGTAGACAGCCTTGTAAAGGAAAATGCGAACCTTATAAACGACATATCCGAATATAAGACACGTCTTGACTTGATAGAACGGAACTATGATATACATGTAGAAAACAAAAACGGTCTTTATAAAGTCAAGGCAGACAAGGTTGATTCTGCTCTTCTTTTACTTAACATGTTCAGAGATGCAATTTCTTACGACCCGAGAACAAGGAATTGGGTCGTTACAAGAGTCAAATAAAGTCTTTGTCATATTGAAAGGCTACGTGTCCGTAGCTCACTCGTGTAGATATGCAAAGGCAATCTGTCGAGGTGAATCACTAAGCAGGCGGTATTCCACAAGTCGGGATGCCGCTTTTGTTGTATATAAAAGAAAGGGAAATGTTATGGAACAGGCAATGATAAGAGTTGCAAGGCTGTTTGCCGCATTCTTGGTAGGATGCGTGTTGTGCGGACTAATGACGCTGCTGACGGGATGTAGGAGCGTGAGGTATGTGAGTGTGCCGGAATATCACACAGAATATAAGGTGAGGACGGACAGCTTCATCAAAAGGGATTCCGTGTGGGTGCATGACAGTGTGAGCGTGTGGATGAAGGGAGATACCGTGTTCAAGGACAAGGTAAGGACGGAACATGAGGACCACTATATTTATACGAACAAGACGGACACGGTGATGAAGACGGACTCCGTGAGAGTGCCGTTCCCTGTGGAGAAGAAACTGGGGAGATGGGAGCAGATTAAGGTGGATTATTTCGTGCCAATCTGTTGTGTATTAGCAATAATTTTATTATCTTTGCTATGGCTAATAAAGAGACGGTTTTGAGCGTTACGTTACAGATGATACGAGCGTTGCTGCAAGAGCTGATAGACCGCATAGACAGCGGACGTTGCAGCACTACGGAAGAGCAGAACGAGAGGTTTCTCAGCTGCCTGGAGATGTTTGCCGGCAGCAGGGAGAAGACCTACAACAAGACCGAAGCGATGAGGTATCTCGGAATGTCGAGGAGCAAGTTTGACAAGCTGCGGCGTGAAGGCAAGATACCGCAAGGGAAGAAGGTCGTCGGTGATGTCAGCCGCCGATGGACGAAAGAGGAACTTGATACTTTTCATCATTTAAGTTGATATGTTATTTTACTACGATTTCTTTCTAAATTTAAGGTAATTATTGAATTGTTTTTCAGGAGGGCAGTTCTGTCGGGAGGCAGGACTGTTTTTTTGTGCCGTAATGTGGCAGGATGTTGCCACGAAAAGCAATGTTGTGTCTTAGGCGGAACATTGGCTATATTTGCACCAAGTTCTGATTTTGGAACGAAACGACACAAACACATTTTTATTATGGAAGCAGAGAAGATTATATGTTGTGACGGAGCGAGGAACAATGACGCTCTGGCATGGGCTGCGATGGCAAACAAGGGTAACGACCCTATGGCTATGGCGGCGATGATGAACGGAGGTATGGGCGGACAATGGAATAACCCCTTCGTTTATCTTGTATGGATGATGTTTGCCCGTAAGATGTGGGGCGACGATGGAAGTAAAGTTCAAAATGCTGAAATCCAAGGTCAGCTAAACGCTATCCGTTCCCAGATGGCAGACAACCAGAACTCAAATCTACTGATGGATGCCATTAAGGGTAACAATAATGCTATTGACCGTTTGGCAGGTAACTTGAATTGTGATTTCAACACTCTCAATTCTGCTATATGTGATGTTCGTGGCGGCATCGACCGTCTTAGCGGTCAGGTGGGCTTTTCGGCAGAAAGAGTCATCAACGCCGTGAACCTCGGTGACATGAACATCGTACAGCAGTTGAAGGACTGCTGCTGCCAGACACAGCAGAACATCATCAAGATGGGTTATGAGAATCAGCTCGGTCAGAAGGACATCGTGAACGGAATGCAACAGGGTTTCAGCTACACGAACACAGGACTGGAGAGAGGCTTCTCCAACGTGGGATTCCAGATGAGCCAGATGGCTTGTGATCTGAAGACCAACGCTAACGCCAACACACAGCGCATCATCGACACGCTGAACGGACACTGGCAGGAGGACCTGCAGCTTCGCCTGAACAGGGCAGAGCTTGAGCTGTCGCAGCAGAGACAGAATGCCACCTTGATAGCGGCATTGGGAACCAAGGCCACTACAGCGACCACATGAATTAAGGAGGAGCCTGCGCCTACGGAGAAGAAGTCCGTGCGGAGGCTCTTCCGTTTAGGAAAGAAAAGGAAATGAAGCGTTCTTTGACTTGTTGGAATACCGCTTGAATTTTGCAGTATCATTATTTTGCAGTATATTTGCATATGTAAAAGTTATAATGATATGGAAGAAAATAATAATTTCGGAGAAATAGTCATATTTAGTGGCGAAAACGGCGAAATAAACGTACAAATAGACGCTATCAACGAAACTATATGGCTTACACAAAAGGGTATGGCAGATTTATTCGGCTGTACCAAAGAGAATGTGATTATCCATCTAAGGAATGTCTTTAACGAAGGCGAACTTGATGAAAAAGCAACTACTAAGGATTCTTTAGTTGTTCGTCAAGAAGGGGAACGTAGCGTCAAAAGAAAAGTCAAGTTCTATAATCTTGATGCTATAGTGTCTGTTGGTTTCCGTGTTAATAGCAAGCGTGCCACTCAATTCAGGATATGGGCAAGAAAAACTTTGAAAGAGTATCTTGTCAAGGGATATGTACTTGATGACAAGCGATTCACCAAAGGGCAGTCTTTGACTTATTTCAAAGAGTTACTCAGTCGCATTAGGCAGATACGTATATCTGAAAGGGTCTTTTATCAGCAAATAAAGGACATCTACAAACTCAGTGCGGACTATGACAAAGACGATAGGAAAACCATAGAGTTCTTTGCTGCTATTCAGAATAAATTAATATGGGCGGTAAGTGGTCATACGGCTGCTGAACTCGTATATTATCGTGCAAATGCAGAACTACCAATGATGGGGCTTACCTCTACGGAGAATGAGGGTATAGTCAAAGCTTCTGATGTTGGTATAGGCAAGAACTATCTAAATAAAGAGGAAATTGAGAATCTGAAATACATAGTTGACCAATATCTTTCTTTTGCCGAAGCTCAGGCTTATAATCACATACCAATGATGATGGCAGACTGGGAGAAGAGCCTGAATGTTATTCTTACGATGAACAGGAAGAATATCCTTGAAACCAAAGGGAAAATCAGTAAGGAAATGGCTAAAAAGAAAGTCCAACTTGTATATAAGGAATATAAGGAGAAATTAAAGCAACAAAGGAAGATCGAGAGTTTAAAAGAACTTGATGAAGATATAAAGAAATTGAAACGGAATAAGAAAAATCCTCCAGAAAAATTATAACTTTTACACAAATTAGGGATTCAGGGAACAGTGCCAAAGCATTGTTCCCCCTTATTCTAAAGCGGTATTCCACAAGTCGGGATGCCGCTTTTATTGTATAACCAAAAAGACAGAGATTATGACGTTCAAGGACATAAAGAAAGGACACCCGGTGTATATGCTGCACAAGGGTGACGAGGGACTGAGAGAAGAGATAGGCAGGGTGACGGCGATTACCCAGCCACGCTTTCCGCAATACAGCGGCGGCGGAACGGCATCGTCAACGGTTGTTGATGTGACCGTGGAGACCAACGGAGCAAACAACACCTACACCATGCCGGCAGACTCTTCGGTTGTGAGCGCAGGAAACACGATACTCAGCGTAGACAGGGAAGGAATACTCAAAGAAGTGGACGCACTGGAGGCCGAGAGCACCGACATCATAAACAGTGTGGCAAAGCACGAGGCGAGAAAGAAGGACTGCGAGAGGATAAAAGAAGAGTGGAATCCCGCGTTTGCCGAGAAAAAGAAACAGGACGAGCGCATCGGTTCGCTTGAAAGCGGCATGAACGAGCTGAAAGGACTTGTGAGGACGCTTGTGGATAAACTAAGTTAGGAGGAAGGACTATGGTGATGTATATATTCTTAAATGCCGTAAAAATGGCACATGAGCCGCATTTTTGTGAGAAAACCGCAGAAATGGCGATGAAGGGGCTGAAATATACCGACAAGGACGGAGTGACACACACAGAACCGAAATGGAGCGCACTGATGATAGAGGAAGCCACAAAGGGACTGGATTTTCCTGAAGGGACAACGGAGTGGGACAAGTTTGTGGCATATAACAGCTTCTATGCCGACACCTGCGCCGTGCTCTCTGACGGGGAGATACTGAAAGCAGCCTATGAGTTCTACTTCAATGATGAGGACTACGGACTGGAGGGTAGCAAAATATGGCATTATATGAATGCCATGAGGAAATGAAACGATATGTCATTTCTATCACTAAGGGTTGTTAAATCTGTTAACCAACGCTAACAGAAATAACAATTCTTTAGTTTTAATGGCTAAATTTGCAAAGAAAAATAATAAAATCTAAAGATAACCAACCAAACCGTAAGTTTATGGAAGAGTCGGAAAACAAGCTACCACTGAACAAAGGAACGTTCTGGTGGTATGAATGGGCGTTGAAATACGTCCCGTTGGTAATAATGCTCGCACATTGGTATGGAGTGTTCGATTTTCATTCCAACCCACGTGAGATTATAGTGAACATAGAAGAGAATGAAAGTAGTCTGGTGTACCTGTATTGCATGACCTATGTATTCCCTGTGTTGATGATGATGCCGGCAAGCTATTTCTACCAGTTGTGCTGGATATACAGGATTCCGTTCGTATATCTTATTGGTGTGAACGTGATAAGGATGTTTTACGGATCGTGGCTTATTACCAACGAGATGTATGACGCCGACCTTATCCTAATCATCCTCACCTGTGCCCTGTATGTGTATGCTTTTGCTACGCGTCAGTGTTGGAGGATCGGAAAGCTCTTCATCAGAAAAGGGCGCAAATGAAAAAAATCCCCACCAGGCTGCATCAGACAACTTGATGAGGATTTTTTTAGAATGAGTTGTGTTTGTTGATTTCCTTTATCTTGTCTTCAAACTCCTGCCGCATGTCCCTTAGCTTCTGCAGTTCCTCGGGAGAGGAGCGTGGGCATCCGTGTAGCCAGTGATGGAAGTTGGGGGTGGTGAGGTTGAAGAGGTCGGCTTCCTCAGTGTAGGAATGCCACTCAAGGAGTTGCTCTTCGGGTGCGTCCTCGTCGATGTCGGTACGGATGGTTGACATTTCGAAGGTGTAGGTCTCGTTGCAGTCAGCTATCTCGCCCACCCTGTCGGCTACCCAGTAGGCTTCGGAGAAGCCGTGCTTTTGGCAGAAGGCTTTGAGGTAGGCATTGCAGGCGTTCTCGTAGTTAGAGCGGAGGAGTGCTAAGTGTGATTTGTTCATAAGCATTTGGGGTTAGATGGTTAATGTCCTGTGCTGCCGTAACCCTTGTTTCCCCTTGCCGTGGGTGTAAGCTCTTTGACAGGCACGAAATTAAGGCGATAGGTGGAATCGAAATGAAGCTGGCAGACCTTGTCGCCGACACGATAACGAGGCATATCCGGCATAACGTGGTAGAAGACGCAGGAAAGTTCGCCGGTGAACGGTTCGTCTATCGTTGCAATGCTGTTGCTCATCACCATTCCTGTCTCCCATATAGAGGAACGGGGACGAAGCGTGAAGGCGGCGTTGAATAAATCTGTCAGCAGTTCGTCATTTTGGATGGCGAAGCCGAGTTTGTATTTCCACACGTTCGGTGCAAGCTCTTCTTCGGAGACCGCCACACAGTCGTAGCAGTAGTCTTCTTCGTAGGTCTTGAAGGGGATTTTCGCATCGGGATGCAGGAGTTGGATTTTTACTTTTATCATATTGTATTGTTTTTAGATGTTCTGGACGTTCTGGATTTTAGATAAACTCGTCTTCCTTCATTAGGTCAATGTCCTCGTCGGTGGCGTCGTAGGAGACAAAGTGTGTGGGGACTTGCAGATCCTTGTCGGACAAGGCTACGGTGTGGAGGACTACGGAACGGTCTTCGAGAATGTCCTGTATCATATTCAGACGCGTTTCGTTTATCACTTCCGCCTCGACAAGTTTCCTGGCGGCGGTGAGGATGACGGAATGCAGCATGTCGGCTTCTACGAAGGGAGCATCCTTCTTGCTGAATGTGCAATACCAAGATGCGTGAGCCGTGAGGATATTCCACAGGGCTTTGAGTTTGCAAGTGAGTTTTTTCATTGTTGTTTTGTTTTAAATTTCGATATTTCTTCTGAACTAAGCAATAGTGGAACGCCGTCTTCTTCGATAAAATACCTTTATTAGAAATTCTCCCTAATACCGAAGGGTGTTCCATCAAGGAAGGTGGTATCTTTAAACATTTTCTCTGGAGTAAACCATATTCCATAGCATTTTATCCATCCCTTACTAAAGTTAGTACCAATCATTTCAATGGGATAAGAAGAATCCTTGTTTTTAAGCCATCCGAATGGTATATGTTTTTTCATCTCCTCAAGGCACTCTTGTGCATTAGCAAATGGACGATATTCAGGTTTAATGCGGTAATCAAACTTATTCCAATCTCTGTTATCTTTTGATGGAAATAGCAAACATTCACTTTGTTCAGTGTTATACCATTTGCCTTCAGCTGTAAAAGCTGTTTTGTTATATGGAGCCTTATCATCTAACACTCTAACTATAATAGGACAGACAAAATCTTCTGTTTCAATTTTTATAAGCTCCACTTCTCCAAATACAGGGGAATAGAGTTTTGTCCTTTTAGGACAGTCTTTAAGTTTTTCTATAAGATTTATCATACATTCACTAATTTATCAATTTAAAAATTACATCTTTACCGTCAGAACGGTATCTTGCGGAACACTGAAGACCTTCCATGCCTTCATTAATAGGCGTGGTATAGCAATTGATTCTATCATAAAAAAAACATCCGTCACAGCCTTTTTGTTCTACTACTTCAAGGGTTATTGTTACCTTTTCACCTATTTTAAGTTCTTTCATATTGTTACTTTGTCTTTGTCATATCTGCAAGTTATTAATTCTATGTAAGTTCCACAGGTTCGTCTTCCCATGTAAGTTTTCTTCCAAGAATTTTTTTAATTGTACCTTTTGGAAGTCCTATAGCACAGGAGTCGAAAATATTTTCAACGCACCACATAAAATCCACCCAATCTCGATAAGGCTCAGTGCTACATATACATTCTGTACCATCTTTATCTACTGCTAACCATGCCATATTCATTCCTCCTCTAAAATACCGAAAGGAGTTCCATCGGCAAACTTATAACCTTTAAAAAATTCTTCAAAATTGCTAAAGAAAATATCATCGTATGAATATATTTTACCACCACCCCCTCTTTTCAGACATTGTATTTCATACATAGCGTTTGACTTTAAACTTTCTACCCATCCGAAGGGTGTATGCTTCAACATTTCAGCCCAACACTCCTCTGCGTTTTTGAAAGGACGACATTTTGGCTCTGGCTTTACCCGATAACAGACCTCATATCTTGCAAGGTCTTCAAAGTTGATTTCATTATTTTCGTTTCTCAAGACATCTCTCCATTCATCGCTATCAGGTTTTAGAAACTGTATTGTTTTGCCTTCTGAATAAGCCTGCATGATAGGCAGAAGGGCTTTAGCTTGTTCTCTGTCCATATTCTAATAATCATAAATTGTTACATACACACCATTACATCTAACATCTTCAATAGACATTTCATTTTTGAGGGCTTCTATGTCTATTTTAACAGGCAGTTCCCCATATTTGCCTACTGATTTCTGCAATTCTTCTATCAACTCTACATTCGTCATATTCTAATAATTATAAAGTGTTACATATTCATCATGGCATACAACATCTTTAACAGAATCTTCGCCACATCTATAATCTATGAGTATTGCTGCGTCTATATAAACAGGAAGCACACCACGATTTTCTACTGTTGTCAGTAGTTTTTTTATTAATTCGACGTTTGTCATAATCTTAAAATTCTAAAGGGTTACTAAATGGCATCCAATAAAGCACGCCTGGGATATTCCAACCTTTGTAGTATTTTGCTATGTTAGGGTCTACGATGTGGGCAAAGGAGATTTTGCCTTCATCATCAAGGGCTGATGGGGCTTCAGTAGCATGATAAATTATAACATTTAATATTCCTGCTATATTAAGGGTGAGAGCTATTGTCCAACCTATACTATCATATCGTTTTAAGAATAAACAAATGAGACTTATTAAAAGACCCACAACCATATATAGCATTCCAATAATAAGGATAATTGTCATATTACTCTCCTTTCTTTATATAATATTCAAGTATATCTATCATCTTGTCAAGAAGCATAAGATACATTTCAAAAAAAAGACCTTTAGTCTTTCCTGTAAAAAGGAAAACGAATGGAGAAATCAGAAAGCATATCGGCAGTCCTATGGCAACATTGACTAACACAGGAATCCAAAGCAGGATTACCAGTATTCTGTATAGTATTTTCATGATTCTTTATATTTTTACCCTCTACCTTTTACAGGAGAGGGTGATTAGTTACCGCTGTTACCATGGTTTCAAAAAATCTTCAACATCAATATAGTCAATACCAAAATTCTCAGCACATTTCTTATCTGAGTCAGAGAAGTCTCCAGGCTTCCCACTAGCATCACCTATCATTATCATTGAACTTTTAGAATATTCACCAAAATCTTTTTGAAGCCTTTCTAGCATTCCTGTATTCGGTTTTCTGTACTTATCGCTCTCTTTTATAGAATAGCAGTACAACCCCGTTACGAAAACTTTTGCTTCAATACAAAGCTTTGGGATTCTACTTCCTAGATATGAGCCAACAAATTGAATAATACTTTCAAACTTTGCTTTAAAGTCTCTTTTTGAAATGAATTGTGGTATTCCTCCTTGATTGGTAACGATACCTATCCAAAACAAATTTGGCAGTTTTTCTGCGATTTTATCCAATACTTCTTTTCGGATAATGAAGTCAGTGCAATCTTTGGGGAATGTACTCCCTGATGCCGTTTTGATTAAAGTACCATCCAAATCAATAAATAGCACACTCTTGTCAAACATTATATTCATAACTGTTCTTCTATTTTAAATCCTCCCCCAGCTGTCACCAAAATAATAACGGATTGGAGTCTTTATGAGCCTTTCACTCATTAACGGTCTTCGATGTGTACTAAATGCTTGATGCCTTTTCCACATAAGAGTGCTCTGAGGTGAATTGTCAAACGGTAATTGATATTTTACGGCTACACCTAATGCCAACCAATCTAATTTGAGCACGACTTCTTCATTATTATCTTAATTTCACCAAGGAGAGGATGGTTAGTTACTTCCCCTCTTCCATCAAGTCAATTCTCGTTTCCAGTACTTTCAGGTAGGTTGTCATATAGGAATCCTGTAGGATTAGCAGTACTGCCTGTGGTATACCGCCTTCCTTTTTTACCACTTCGTAAATGCCGTTTCCTAATAAAGCTTCAATTTTCTCTATGCGCTCTTTTAGTTCATCACGCTCTATTTTGAGTCTGTCAAGAACTGTGTCTGAAGGCTTGTATGCCTTCTCAAAGACATCTTTTGGAGACCAGCTTTCGTAGCCATCTTCATAAACCACTTTGTAGCCATCCTTGCGGTTCATTGATCTTGGGACAACACCATCTTTCGGGTAAACTGTTCCATCAATCTGCCATGCAGGTGTGGCACTCACTTCTTTAGTTCCAATATACTTCTTCATGTAACCCTTGTTCTCGCACGCATCCGCGTTGTCCTTGATGAACTGTTCACGCTGGATTGGGTTGGCAATTTCCTTGCCCATTGTCTTGTTGTTCATTGCTGCTTTGTTTTATAGTGAAACATATTTAATCAAATAGACCTTTTTGTTTCTTGGCGGATTCAATCGTTTGCACCCGCTTTATTTCATCGTCAATCTCCCTTTCAATCTTCTTTGACTTATCAAGGATAGACAGACTTCTTGACTTGAAATATTCTTTTTGTAGGCGGCGCATTTCCACCACCTTGTCGAAAAAAAGTCTTGCATTCATATCATTGCATCTTGGATAATCATTGTTACCTATTTCACTCTCGCCTATTACATTACAAGAAAACCTTGTTGTAAAGGTCGATGAATTGCTTGCCGAATTGCGCGGCGCGCGCGGACGATTTGAAGCAAAGCCGAGAACCGACAGCCACAGCCGTAGACGCGATCTCCGTATCCGTGCACACGAACTCCGCAGCACTCTTGTCATACTCGAACCAAGGGATCCACTTGTATTGTTTCCTATCCGAGAAATCGGGTACAAAGCCTTCTTCCTTGTTCCATACTTCGGCAATAGTGAACAACCTGTTAAGGGCAATCAACGCTTCAATGTGCTTGGGGTTGATGCCGGTCACAAGTCTTCTAACATCTTCAAGCTCAACAACGTTTCCAGAAAGAACCTCCTTAATGGTAAAGTCTGTGTTCGGCTTGAAGCCAAGGGCTTTTCTTGCGCTCTCAAAGTCCGTGATTTCTTCATTCACTTCCGTGCATTCAACTTCTTCAAGGGCGAAATCAAACGGCGACAAATAATCGTCATCGTCAACGTCCAAATCTTCGTTGTGGTTGCAAATGTAGTCCATCAAGGTTTCCACAGCTTCGTTGCGTGTATTGTGGATGGCTTGCATTTCACTTTGCTCGCTTCCATCCGCATTTTTGATAATGTATCTTTTCATATTATTCTTACTGTTTCAAGGTTATTGGATGTTCTGGATATTTGTATTTCTTTAGCTCGGCTTCGAGCATCGTGATGCTGTCAATACCGATTTCAATTCTGCCGACAAAGTTGATGAACTTGATAAGGTCGAGGAGTTCAAGAAAGGTGATTTCACATTCGCAGAGATGGAATGCTTTGCCCCAAATGTGTATCTCCCCTGCCTCATTCAGAAATTTAACCTTGAACCCCGCTTCCAGCAATCGGAATATCAAGGTTCGTTCGACACCCATCAGTCCGTATTCGGGAGGAAGCTGGTTGAGTCTGTATGTTATCATAAGGCTTTTATTTTATTCCGTTGATGTGACGCTGGAGCGCCTGGATGATACCGGCAGACTCGTAGAGCTTGTCAGTGAGACGCTTATCCAGTTTATTGTATTTCTCCTTCAGTCTTTCGTTCTCCCCCATTATGCGGTTGAGAGAGACGAGGAGGATGATGTCTGCTACGAAGAGGCAGGCGATGATGAAAATTAGTAGTGTTGTCATTGTTCCTGTAGTTTTTTTCGATGTATTCCTTTTCGATGTATTCTCTTACTTCGTCGCTACTGGCATTGGCGAGCAGCTTTTCCTTGTTCTCGACTATCACCTCTCCGGCTATGTCGTTGAGGACGTCAACATCCGAAGCCTTCTTGGTGAGGATTTCCATTGCAAGGCGGAAATCATGGTCATCGCTGACCGCCCTTGTCCCGTCTTCCGGGACGAGATATGCAAGGAGATCATTCCACGTCCGCTTGATGCCGTGCATGGAAGCGAAGGCATATTCCTTACGTACATCTACACCGTACTGGATTCTCTGCGCTTCGAACTGCATGTCGAAGGTCGTCTCAGCGAGATAGAGGACACCGTAGGCTGCGATGGCATAGGAAATGGCTTCACGTTCAGGCACCTGTAGCCGGGTAAGCACGTTGTATGCTGCGAAGCGGAGCATATTGACGTGCTTCTGCAACCAGTCCTGGTACTTGTCCTGCAGGATGTAGTTCAGCTTCCTCCACGTCCTTGTTTAGGAACATGGAGCGGCGTGTCTTCTCATACAGGTCGTATGCCTTGCTCGCCTTGTTTGCCAGTTGCTTCACCTTCTGCTTGTAGAGAGGTGAGCGTTTCAGCCTATCCATTGCATCAAAGATGGCGAAGCCTGCCTGGTCGTTGACGAGGAACAGGAGGCAGCCTACACTGTCGCAAGCTTTCTGATAGTTGATTCGCTTTGCGATTAGCTCTGTGTGTTGCCTTCTGCGAGTGAAGCGAGCCTGCGACAGTTCGCTGCTTGTGCTGACATTCAGCACTTTTTTCGGCTTACGTATGTCAGCCTTTATGTTGCAGTCCTTATTTTCCATCGAATTTTCCATAAGAGAGTTTTTCTACCTTCTGTGTTAGTTCATAGTTCTGCTTGTTAAGGCGGTCACGTTCGGCTCTCGCCTTGCCGATGTTGACATAGGCAGTGATTAGCGAAAAGACCAGTATGGCAGCAATCCATACGTAAGGGAAGCGGCGGATGCTTGCGTCGATCAGTCTGCCGATTGACGCGATGGTCAGCCAGATGCCCTTTGCGATTAGTTTCAGACCCTTGCGCAATGAGGCAGAGGGAGTGAATGTTATTGTCTGTTCTGTCATAGACATTAAAGTTTTATTGTTTTGTTTCTCACTATAAAGAAGCCTCCGTCGATGCATTTCCGGAATGCTTCTTCATCACCTTCGTCGATGGTAGCGATGCTTTCTCCGTTTACCGTAGTGCCGGTGATGTGAAAGCGTCGCTTTATTTTATCCAGAGCGTTTTGGCTCAGTCTTCTGTGCCAATAGATAACTTTCTGCATCATGAAAGATTCAATATATTATTTTATCGTTTCTCCCCACACCATTGCAGAGTAGAGAACATCAGAGACAAGTCCGGCGGAAACACCGAAGTCGATTGCTATGTCATAGGCCATCCTTTCCGCCCATTCCTTTTCCTTCTTGTATCTTTTCTGTTTTCTGCAAATCGAGTTCTGCATCTTCACATCATACGAAGTGACGAGTCCCCCCCCCCCGATTTGTAGTTTGTAGTTCGTATAATACACCTTCTCCTCCTCCGTGAGGATGTCGAGAAAGTTTCTGTTGTGTTTTCTGTTCATAAATATCTGCTGTTTCGTTCCACTTCGTGCTGCATCCTCTGCACTGCGATATATTCGTCGGACGGCGGAATGTATATCCCTGCCTTTTCGGATGCGAATTTGAGGAACCTGTCGATTGCCGTGGTCATCTCCTCCTTGGTGAGATCCTTGGAAGACCTCATGAAGGTACGTTCGCATCCCAGGATATTGTCAAACCTTGTTCGCTGGAACAGGTCGGGATTGCACACTGCCTTGAAATACACCTCCTTGACCTCCTGCATCGGCAGTCCGATCTGCAATGCGAAATAAGCCATGGCGCAATGCAGATATGCGTTCTGCGCCAACGTGCGCTGCTTCTTCTCCGTAAGTTCCACCCGGAAAGTGTTTCCCCCAGGGGAAGATTTCCCCATGAGGTACTCCACTCTGGCGGTGAACTGTTCACGTTCAAGACAGTCTGACAAGTCGTATACCATACTTTTCGGCTATTCGTATCACCATGTCCGCCGTCTCGTCAAAATGGCAGGTCGTCGTCTCCGCTCTGCGGTGGCTGCTGCGTTACTGCCGGAGCCGCCGGAGCTTCTGGGAACGCCGTCTGCTGTGGTACCGGTTGTTGTGTCTGTCCTGCTCCGGGACGTTCCACCTTCCATGCCTTTATGGAATTGAACCATTTGCCGTTCCATTCATGTGCATCCACATCGAAATACACCTTCAGTTCCTCCCCCTGCCGGATGTTCATCTGCGCTATGCGGTCAGGGCCGTAGACCTCGAACACCATTTTCTTCGGGTACATACCATCAGTTTCAAGCACATAAGAGGCGACCTGCCACTGTGTGCCGGTTGCGGAAACGCCGGAGCGAGTCTCCAGCACCGCGATGATTTTTCCTTGTATATCCATTTTTTCAAGTTTTTATTTTTTAAGTTTAATTCTCAGGGATGCCGCGATTGTGCTTTCCTTGGCATACTTGTCGTAGAGGTCAGGGTCATCCTCCTTCAACTTGGCCGAATCGAATTTCTTCCCCGTTGTAGGAGGAACGTAAGTGAAAGAGCCTGCCGCCGTCTTGTAAGACTTGGCGTTGTTCTGCCGCATGAGCGCCAGGATCTTGTCCTTCACGGCAGTCTGCCGTTCCTGCAATCCTCCGATCTTCCGCGAGAGCTCCACGAACTCCTGTTCAAGAGCGTAGAAGCCGCCCGGTATTTCAGGAGTGTAGGAATAAGACAGGTCCTCGTTAAGGTCGGCACGGATGAGTTCATCGAGCACTCCGTCGCTTACCCTGCCCAGTTCCACATACCTGCCCTTGTCGCCTCTTAGCCACATGCAGGCTATGGACTTGACCTTTAGTCCGCGGTTCACCATCTCGAAGAAGCGGGCATAGATTGAGAGCTGCAGCGCCACACTCTCGTAGTAGAGCTGCGAGGTGGTCTTGTAGTCAACCAACACAATCCCTCCGTCGGAGTCCGCATACACCCCGTCGATTGCCGAAGCGTAGTCCTTAAAGTCGGTGACGATGTATTCAGAAGCCAGACATCTGAGTCCGTTGGTCTTTACCATTCCGACGTAAGACCTCAGTTCCGGCGTCCAGTCGTCGGCAGGGAACATCGAGTCGTCTCCGTCGAAGATGCCGTTGAACATTTCAATCGACGCATGTACCACCGACCCCCTCTGAGCCGCAGCGTCAAGCACAGCCTGCGGAATGTTGTCGTAAGTGGAAGGGAACGCTCTTTTTATGAGTGTAGACGTAACACCCGACAACTCTTTCCCCCCGAGGAAATAACGGTGTTGCGACTGGTCAAAAACCACCCCGGAGTCAGCCAGAGAGATGTTACCTTCCGTAGGATTTTCCTTTTCCATTATATCATTTGTTTACAACGTGTTATGAGAATATGCTAAAGTTTTCATCCGATTTTCAGTTCCTTCTTTTTCTGGGTGCACAATCCCATGAAAGTAGGGTCCTTCTGCAATGGTGCGAAAGTGACGTAAATCCATTTCAGCTGTTCCTTTGTGGTTGCCTTTGCAAGGAACTCCTGTGCCTGGAAGATGTCGTTTGGGTTTATGCTGTTTCCGTTCTTCGCCGGCTGTTTCTGTGGAGTCTGCTGCGATGGCTGCACCTGGCCCATTGCCAGCTGCTCGTTCATGTTGTATTTAGTGGAAGAGTCCACTATCTGTGCCCCTTTGGAGTAGTAGACGTCAGCACCTACGCCAAGCGCCTTCATCGCCACCGAGAGAGCGTCGGTGAGCGCCATCTTGTAAGCCTCGTCGTTGACATAGACACCGTTACGCTCCGAGCTGACCACGGCGGAACCTCCAGTTCCCGGTATCGGATCAGACCAGTGGCCTTCAACCATGACGAAGAGATTGATGTTACAGAACACCTTTGTCTCGTTTCCGTAGGTTTCAGCCCATTGCTTCACGATTTCGTATTTCCATCCGAAGCCGCAGGTCCCGAACGCTTCAGTCATCATCTGTATTCTCCACATCGGGTTGATGTCACTCATGCCTTTCAGACGTCCTGCCTGTATATTCTTCAGCGCCTCCTGCGGCACTTTGCGGAGTCTGTTGTAAAGTTCCATTGCGGCTGTTTTATTCTTCTGTTCCTGCTGCGCCGCCAGTTCAGCCTGTTCTGTCTGTTTTTTAGTTGCCATTGTTTCTCTTCTCCAATATTCTGTTGATCATGTTCCTCGCATCGGGAGAAGACACCGCTTTTGCCAGGTCAAGTACTTGGCAGAGCTCACCGTCTTCCATTTTGAGGATTATCTGTATTATGTTCCTTTCACGCTGCGTCATATCAGAGGACCGTGACGATTTTTTGGTTTTCAATTATCGCTTCGACCGAGAAGTCAACCTGCGTCTCCCTCATTGCCTCGTCGAAGTTCGTCTGTGCGTTTCTCGTGGAAGTTCCCATGACGAGGAAACACATCGTCTGTTTCCTGTCCTTTCCTGTGCGTTCGTCGGGTGCGACAATGTTTATCTTAACCTTGTAGTATTTCATGTCTTCGTCACTCTGCACGGAGAATATCTCCGAGAACTGCGCCCTGCTGATGTCGGCCATCTCGACGTCGTGGAACCCGTCCATTTCTCCGAGGACCTTTGCTTCGGCCTCTGCGAAGCTCTGTGCGTCGATTACATAAGGCTCTTTTACTTTCTTTGCTTCCACGTTCTCGTATGCCACTGTGCAGACGAAGAAGGTTCCTGTCTTTCTTGTGATTTTTTCCATTTTGTCTTGTTTTTAAAAGTTCATTCGTATCTCCACTCCCATTTCGGGCACTTCTCGCCGCATTTCTCGTCAGGGGTGGGACAATTGCCCACATTGTGCGGTTCATCGCGCCACAGACAATCGCAGCAGCCTCTACGGCGATATTTCATAGCAAGTCCTCCTTGTATGCCCACTTCCAGGCGTTGATGTTCTTGATTTTGGCGTTCCAGGGCTCCACTCCGTTGAATGTCGCGTGTACGAAGCGCCGTCTTACCTTCGTGACAATCACGATGCCCTTTTCCGGATGTTCCGGCAGCTCATCGGCAGGATGCCAAGCCGCCTTTGCCCTTCCTTCAGCCCCTTTCATGTATGCGAGCACTGCGCATTGCCTTGCGGTGCGCTGCCCGTCGTCTATCCTGTCGGCGAAAGCCTCCGCCATTTCCCTTGTCTTGTCTTCCATGTCAGTCAGTGGTTTTACATTCGTCTTTCATTTTTTTTCGTTCGCGATATTCCCGATAGCTCACGGCGTTGAGACTGTCCCTGCGCATCTTCTCGTCGAGCGCCTTCTGTTCCTTCTCGTGGAAGGCGTCGTTGCGTTCGTACAGGAACTCCCGGAGAGAGCGCATTATCGCCATTGGGTCTACCGTGCCGTAGAGCTTCTCGTATCTGCCGGTCTTGAACCGGTGGCAGAAGAGCATTATCTCCGCCATGTTGAGGAAATACTTGTCAGAGATTATGAGCTGCACCAGCTCACGCAGCTGCATATCGTTTATCTTGTCTCTCGCTCCGCTGAACTCCGAGAGGTTTACCAACTGTGCCGTGAGCCATCCTCTTGTGAGCCCTTCTCCGTAGAGCCGTGTCACCTGTGCGAGTGTGGGTGCGTTGGAGAAATGGCATCTAAAAGGGTTCGATGCTATCTGTGCCTGGCGTGTCACGTGGAAAGTCGCCAGAAGTTCCGAGCCTGTTGGCCAGCGCCCGAGGATCGCTTGCAGCGTCTTCGAGACCTTCTCTGATGATTTCGGCGTAACCTTCAAGACGCCGTTGTCTTTCCGCCTCCCGCTGTTCGTCACGGCAGGCATATCCGTTGTTCTGTCCTGTTGCATAGCTTTGCTGTTTATTGTTGTCATATTTCCCCTCAAGTATATCCACGAAGCGGTTCTCCTGGAATATCCAGTTGAAGTCAGCCACCCAGTTGCAGTTGTTGTGTCCGTTGAGGAAGTCGGAAGCCGCCGCCTTGTCGATGGCGGTCTGGATGCTCTGTTTCCCGTGCATACGCGCGCGCGCCGAAACTGCCCTTTTTCTGACGTCGGTCATTGTCTTTACGGGACGTATGGCCTGTCCTTTCATCTTGGAGTTGAAATAGAGCCGGAGCATGTCGAAGTCGATGTCTTCTTTGCTTGGTTTCTTCTCGTTTTCTTCCGAAAAAAGAACTTCTTTTTTACCAACATTTATGTTGGTTTTTTCTTGAATTATATTATCTACAGATAAGTCTTGTATATTATCCTGTATATTATTATTATCATCCTGGATAGTATAATTCCCATTATCTATATTTACATCTTTAATAAATATATTATTATTATTGTGTGATTCTTTTTCTTTGAACCTATTTTCAGAATTAGGTTTTTCAGAACCTATTTTTGAAATTAGGTTTTTTGTATGTTTTCTGCCGTTTTCCGCCGATGTATATTTCCTTCTGTCTTCGGTTTTTGCGTCCATTGTGAGAGCCGTAAAAACGATGTCTGAAAGAGGGTCTGAAAACGTTATATCTTGCTGACCTTCAAGGAATTGCGTTATTGCAAGAAGTATATCTCCGAGGTGTTCTTCAGGTACTTTCCTCAAGAGGCTTGCGTGTTGGGATGTCAGGGTTATTTTTCTCATATGCTAATTTAGCATTTTAGGTTCTGAAAAACCTAATATCCTAATTTAGGTTATTAGCTTTTTTCCAAAAAAAAAGATTTTTCATCCGTTGTGCGAAGGACTGCTGTTCTGGAGTTTTTTTCATGTCTTCTGCAGCCTGTTTTTCCGCTTCCCTGTGTTGTATCTTTTCAAGGAACTGGACTTTCTTTTTCAGCTTTGAGTTCTCGCTTTGGAAATCCCTGCGGCATCTCTCTGCGAGATCCCTTTCATTCTGGAGTTGGATGTTCTCCTTTCTGAGCTCCTGTACGAGGCTTCTGAGTTGGTCGTATGACTGTATGATGGGTAGCATCTGCCTCTCGAAAGGGATGTCATTGTTGTTCTTGAATTTCTTCATGTGATGCGGTTTTAAGAAAGCAAGCCGTCCGGCCCTACACGGCTTGCTATTCGGCTGCCATGTGGATGCACCGGAGGCTTGCGGGTATATATACTATGAGTTCAGTTGCATTCTATCAGTACAACTGTATGCTGTCCGCGATTCAGAACAGCGTGGGTTGCGCTTGCTCCAACTTGATGCGCTTGCAAGCCTTGTCGTAATACTCCTTGTTGAGCTCGAAGCCGATGA